ATATTAACCGCCATTATCAAGGCGTGTAACCGGCTGAACGGCCGGTTACACGCCTCATAGCTTCATCGCAAAACGTCAGTTAATCAAAAATCTACACGCGCGCATTCTCAAATCCCGCGCCGCGCTCCCGCAGACTGATATGCCGTCCCCGCCCGATAATCAGATGATCCAGCATATCGACCTCCATCAACTGCCCGGCTTCTATTAACCGCCGCGTGAGAGTAATGTCTTCTGGCGACGGTTCCGGATCCCCCGAAGGATGATTGTGCGCCACGATGATCGCCGCGCAGTGTCGCCGGATCGCCCCACGGAATACCTCCGCCACGCGCACCAACGACGTGTTCAATGTCCCCTTGTACAACACCTCGTGATCGATCACCCGGTTGCGCGTGTCCAGGAAGAGCACCAGGAAGTGCTCCTGCTCCTGGTGCTCGATCAATGGCGCGGCCAGTCTAGCCGCGTCCTGGGGCGCGCGGATCTGCACCCGTTCCTCTACGGCCCCCGCCGCAATCCGCCGCCCAAACTCAATCGCAGCCTGCAACCTGGTAGCCAGCGCCTGGCCGATGCCCTGCACCTCCGTGAACATGCACTGCTCCGCGCGCGCCAAACCTTCCAACCCGCCCAACTCTGCCAGTAACGCATTAGCCTGGTGCAGCGCGTCGCCGGTCTGCAAAATACACGCCAGCAACTCCGCATTACTCACGGCCAGCGGCCCCGCTTCCCGCAGCCGGTTCACCGGTCGTTCCCGTTCTGGTAAATCCGCAATCCTGTAATGAGCGTCCATTTCCAATCCCCTTTCAAGTAAGATGCGCTCACTCTCGCACAGGCAATCACGGATTGTCAATCACGAGTTATCGCCAATTTTTCACCAATTTTGACCACAAAAAAGGCCGGTCTAATTGACCGGCCTCCGTAACCGCGCTTCCCATCGTCCATTTCTCCTATCCGTGGTTACTCCGTGCAAATATCCGTGCGATCTCCTTCGCCATCTCTATAGAAATGCTGTACAACCGTTCTACTGAAATGTACGGGCCATCCGATCCACATGTAATCCTGAACGTCCCGTGATTAGACCAAATTGACGAAGTCTCCCGGTCGTGCCGGGCGCTGCACCCCATGATCGCCGCCAACTCATCGGCCACGTCCCGCGCGCGGGCCTGCGCTTGCACCATCCGGTACGCAGCTTCTACTGCCGCGTAGAAGCTGTCCAGATACAGCCCTAAGAACCGGCGCTCAATGTCCCTGGCAACGGCTGCCACGTCGCGTTCCATGTTGACCGTGATCGTCACACGCTGTTCAGAACTCGGGTGAAACCCCTCCGGGTAACCGCCCGAAATCTCCGCGCGCCCTCGCGAGCACTGCATATAAACCTTCGCCCCAGGAATCCCCGGATTCACCAGGCGCGCCACGTGCTGGTATTCCTCCCAATACGCCGCATCGAACTCCCATCCCGGCAGATGCTCTGCCACCGTCAACGTAAACGCTTTCAAATCGCTCATGCCACCCCTTTCAAGTTTGTATGTTGATATGTACCAAAGATCAGGCCGGAGCATTTCGCCCCGGCCTATTGTTCCCTCACCCCTGTTGGACGGTGAGGATATACCGCCCGTTCACTGCGGGCAGGTATAACACCAGCCCCGTACCGGGCAGCCCGGCCTCCGTGCAGGTCTTCGTGTAAGCCCCCTCAAACTCAGGGTAATCCTCACTCGGTTCCCACGCTGGATCTTCCACCATTCCCTGCAAAACCTCCACCACCATGTTTGTATCCATAACCAACCTCCTAAAAGTAGTCGCGTTTTCCATAACGCGCTGAATTGCACCTACTCTCTCACAAAAGCACACCGGTTGTCAATCACGAATTATCACCAGTTTTCCCATCGTGTATTTCTCTTATCCGTGGTTCTCCCCCCCTGATTACGCGCGTATTCATAGCGTCTCACCGGGGATGAGCGGACTAGGTCCACCCGGCAGTTTCACCAACCCGTGCGCCAGCAACCCCTGGTACACCGTCCCCACCACCCGCGCCGCGTCGTCCAACCCCCCGTCCAGCAGATCGCGGATGTAGCGCTCCAATGCCTGTCCCGCTGAGCGCGCCTTGCGCACGCCGGGCAGATCGGCGTCCACCGGGATCACTCGCTCCAGGCGGCTCGTGGCTTCCTGGGCGCGCGTGACTTGCACCCCGGTCATAAACGCCGCCATATCGAACATCGCTTCCTGGGCCTGCTCCGCCAACAATCGTGCGCACAACTCGCGGAACTCCCGCAGGCGCGGCGTGTCCACCAGGCTCAGATAGCGCAACGCCAGTCTCTGCCGGTTCGCGTCCAGATCGCGCATCACGTAGGCGTACTTCACCCCCAACTGCCCGTCGCGGATGAGCTGCTGCGCTTCCGGCACCACGTCCAGCAACATCAACCGCAGCCGCACCCGTTCCACCGGCACGTTGGCCGCGCGCGCCGTTGTGTCAGCATCCCATCCAAACTGTGTCATCCGTTTGCGATAGGCGCGCGCCTCCTCGATGGGGTTCAACTCCGCCCGCTGGATGTTCTCCAAGAGCATAATCGCGCTGGCTGCTTCGTCATCTAACTCGCGCACCAGCGCCGGGATCGTCTCCCATCCCAGGAGCAGCGCCGCCCGCCAGCGCCGTTCCCCGGCCACAATCTGATACCCCGCCCCGTAGAGCCGCACCGTGATCGGCTGCGCTAGCCCGTGCTGCGCAATACTGTCGACCAACTCGCGCAACGCCACCGGCTCGAATTCTTCCCGGTCATTGTCGCCCGGCACGATCCGGACCACCGCCACATCCTGAATCCCCGTCATCCCCATACCCCTTTCAAGTAACTACTGATCGCTAATAGCTGATCACTGCATCTCCAAAAACAACTGGAAGAGATCCCAATCCTCTAGCACTTCGGGATGCCATTGCACCGAAAGCACCGGCAGCCTGGGATGCTCCAACGCCTCCACCACCATTCCATCCAACGATTCGGCCACCACGCGCCAACCCGCCGGTACGCGCTTCACCGCCTGGTGATGGTAGGAATTGACCCAGGCCGCCGATCCCATCAGCCGCCCCAGGCGCGATCGCGGGAGGACGCGGACCGCGTGTTGCCGCGCCGTATGCGCTACCCCCAAATCCTGCTCGATGTCCTGGTGCAGCGCCCCGCCAGCCGCCACCGCAATCACCTGATGCCCGCGACAAATCCCCATCAGGGGCTTCCCATCGGCTAGCGCCTGGCGCGCCAGTGGCAGCTCCACCCGGTCGCGCCCCGGTGCAGTCGGGCGCGACCACGTCGGCCGCTCCCCATACTCGCGCGGCGCAATGTCGGCGCCGCCCGGAATGAGGATGTGCGTCGCGCCCTGGTATGCCTTCTTCCAATCTTCGCCGGGGGCGAGGATGTGTACCCTCGCCCCCAACCCCGATAACAGCGTGTAAATTTCCTCGACCCACGACCCAGAAGTCATCAAAACCCGTGTCTTCATCATCATCCCCTATGCCACAAACCGCTGGGCAGCATCTAACTGTGCCTTGCGGATCGCCTTACCCCACTGCTTTGCGCCGGTCGGCCAGCCGTAATCCGCCAGCGCACGCTGCAACGTCTTAACAGCGTCCAGGCAACTCTCTTCGGTGACGGTGGGCGCGTGACTATCGAACTGCGGCGCAACGCCGCACTCCGCAGCGCGGTGCGTGATCCCCATCGCCGTGATGACATACCCAATCGCCTGGATGCCGTCCAGCGTCGCTCCGAAGACCCGGAACTCTACCGTGCGCTTGCCATCCGCCAGATTGCAGAGGTTCAGAGTGTGGTAACGCTCGCCGTGATATTCCACCTTGCGCGTGATCGTTTCCAGGCTGCTGGTCGTTTCGAGCACCTGATCCCATTGGCCCTTGATCGTCTCGCAGTAGCAGTTGTCCAGCCGCGACCGCTTCCCGGTGATCGCAAACAGCCCCAACTCGTGGACGCTGACCAGGTGCAGCATCCGCCGCACCCACCGCACCACCAACCCCTCATCGTTCGCGCGCTCCCCCAACACCGACTGCACCCCCACGTGAACGTGGAAACCGCAACTCCGGTTCACCTTCGCGCCGGCCTCGTTCAAGATGTTAAAGACCCGGACCACCTGATTCAACCCGTCCATCCCCTTCAGCACCGGGGAGACGATTTCCAGCGCGGTGTAATCACGATTCGCGTCCAGCGACCCATCGTGCTGCGCTGTCCAGCCATTCGGGAAGGGCGCTGGTAACTGTACCCCGTGGTGATATCCCCCGACCTGAATCCGCTGCGCTCGCACGTACCCGTTCGGCAGCGTGCATTCGATCTCCACCCCGAAAGTAACCTCGTCCACATCTACCTTCACCCTGCGACTTGCCCCGTTTTTTGCCATTTCCGTATCCCCTTTCAAGTAAGATGCCCTCACTCTCTCACAGGATCACACGGGATGTCAATCACGAGTTATCACCAGTTTTTCCCCAATTTTAAGATGCTCGCGCCAGATCATAATCCGGCGCTCTCCTATCGTGTATTTCTCCTATCCGTAGTGCTCCCCCCTCACACAAAAAAAGCGGCCGGTCGTCGTGACCAGCCGCTTTTCTCGCTCCCCGTACAGCGTTATTCCTACGCAAAGAGAACGCTAGGGATAACTAGAATTAGAATCTACGTGGTAGTTTATATGGCTTTAGAACATTTGCCCTGAAATGCCCCTGGAATGCCCCAGGAAACGCCAGTTAATTTTGAGAGAAAATAAAAAGCGCCTGATTATCTCAATAACCAGGCGCCTCAAACTCTCCTGTCTCCCCCTCACCCTCTCACCCCATCACCCATTGCCTCCCGCCTCGGCTTCCGCACGAACCTCGGCGCGACATCCCAATCCGCGATCCCGTGCGGCCTGACCTGGATGCGTACCACTACCTCACCATAGCCCTGCGCGTTGCGAATGAACTGCAACCCCCGCCGCACATCCTCGACGATGGCCGCCAGATCTTCAGGATCGGTAAAGGCATCATTACATTTCGCCGTCATCGTCTGCCTCATCCCTCCGAACAGATGTTCTATATCCGTGATTCTACACCCGCGCCAGGATAATGCCAATTAACACATATTAACAGCACAAAAAGGCGCGCAGAACACGAATTTCTCCTCATTCTACGCGCCACAATCAAATCACCCGCAGCGCCTTCTGCTCCACAAACACCGGCGCCACTTTGTTATTGCGGGTACTCTCACTCCCCATTGTCTCTGTGTTTTAGGCTTGCGCCTCAATCCCTCCACGCCACCCGCTCCATAGCGATCTGCATATCCGCAACCGACGGCATGGTATACCGCTTCGTCGTATCCAAACTCTTGTGCCCCAGGGCCATCCCCACCTGGTCGAGCGAGATTCCCTCGTCCACCATATTCTTCGCCAGGCTATGGCGCAGCATGTGCGGCGACACACTTAACTGCGCCTGCGTCCCGACCTCCGCCACGCGCCGCGCGATCGCCCGCGCGGTCAGCCGCGCCTTGCCCTTCTGCGAAAGGAACAGCGCCGCATCATCCGTCTCCGGGCGCGTGGCGATCCACTCGTCCAGCGCCTCGCGCACATCCGCATTCAGCCGCACCATGCGTGTCTTGCGTCCCTTGCCCATCCGCACCGTCACCTGCCCGGAGCGCGGGCGGATCATCACGTCGTCCATATCCAGCGCCGCCACCTCAGAGAGCCGTAAGCCCGTGTTCAGCATCAGCACCACAATCGCGCGATCCCGGCGCGGCCACACGTACCCGGGCGCCGCCTTATCGCCGCCGGCGCGCAGATCGCCGATCTGGACCTCCTTCTGAGCCGCCCGCAGCAGAGCGTACTGCTCCTGCTTGCTCAACCAGCGCGGTGATTGCTCCTCAATCTCGATCCCCTTGATGCCGCTGGAAGGGTCGCCCATCGCCAGCCCCTTATCCATCGCCCACCGGCAGAACGCACGCACGGCGGCGAGGTAGCTGTTGATCGACCGTGCTTTCAGTTTACGGTCATCGGTCAGATACCGGCGATACGAGCGCACGTCCAGCGGTGTCACCATTGCCGGATTCAACATATCTCCGGTCTTGCGCTCGAACCACTCGCGGAAATCCCGCAACCCGGTCATATATAAGCGCGCCGTTCGCTCAGAGCGATCCTTCTCTAACAGCCATTGCTCGAAGGCCTCGTCGTATGTGGAGACCACGAGGGTTTGGGTCTTGCTTTCCACTGCCGTTTCTGTTACAATGAAATTGTCCATCCTTTTACCCCTTTCAAGTGAAATGTTGGACGCCCGCCCCGGTGCTACGAACACCGGGGCATTTCATTGGACGCCCTCTGACTCCGCCGAGAGTGGGAGCGGGTCAGTCCCCCGGCGATGTTGTGTCAGCGCACGGATCTCTGAATTGAAAGTGCGCCGCACCGCCTCATCCCACGACCCAAACCCACCGCCCATATTGTTCACCGACCCGTACTGATCGTGCCAGAAAAACCCCCCAGGTCGGTCGGACATCGTCAGCCAGCGCCAGCCCTCGGCTTGCAGCGCGTGCGCCATCGTCACCAACACCCGCGATTCCCGCTCAAACACGAGCCGCTTCTGCGTATTCACCAGCGCGTGAAGGTCTCTGGAAAAACTGCGTTGCGCGCGTTCCGGCGAGATCCCGCGATAGTACAAGCGCGTCATAGACTCCGCCACACCCTCTACCTCATACCCGCGCACCATCACCAGGTCGAGCGCCACGCCCATCACAAAATCCCGCTCACGATCCCAATCCTTATGCGCCATCGTCTATTCCTTCTTTCTAAACCATTTAACTGACGTTTTATAACGATCTTAAACATCCTCAAAGCCGACTTTTCGACCACTTCCCACCCGCTTATCGTCTGTTAATGCCCGTTAGCGGCCAACGTTCCAATATGAACATTATAGCGGATATTCCCCGCGTTGTCAAGAGTTTTTCCCACCAAACTTCAAAACTCGTTCCTCCCACACCAAACGCCCGGCCATAACCGGGCGTTCCTCATATCTTGTTCTACATCCTCCATTTCTCCCCATCCTGCTCTCTGTTGTCGCCCGCCCTTTCCATAGCGCGTCCTACGGCCTGAACTGCGCGTGAATCTCCGCCTTATCCGCCACGGTATAAATGTTCTTGTATGAAAAACCACTCCAATTGATCTTCCGCACCGTCGCGGCCTCAAAATCCAGCCGCACCACCTCCTGTTCCACCACATTGCCGAACGCATCCTTCATCGGGAACGTCCCCACAATCCGCACGCTCCCATAACTGGCATCGGATTTAGCGATAGCCTTCAGCACATCCATGCAATCGAGCTGCGCGCCCCCTATGATCAAATCCTCTGAAAAATTATCGTTGATCGCAAACTCCACGTATACCTGCCCTGTCGGGCCGCTGCTGCCGCGAAAATCGCGGGCCCGCTCCACCGCACGATTCCCCTCACCCAACGCTGTCTCAACCGCCCCCTGGAGACCAGGCTTCGTGACAATCGTTGCCGTCGTCCTATCGGATGAAGACCTTCCCCCAAAGACCCAAAGTATCATCAAGACAAACGCCATTAACACCAACAGCGCGCCCCATAATTGCCACGGCGCGCCCGCTGGCTTGACCTGACCCGGCGCCAGCCCCGCCTTCCGCACATTCTTTCCACAATGACGACAAATAACCGTCAACTCCTGAATCTCCCCGCCACAGTAAGGACAACGCCCTGCTTCTGTCATTTCACCCTCCTGTCTAGCCCGGTTTGTTGTTTAACTATCTTAATTCATTATATCCCACGAATCCCTTCTTTCACATCTGTCTACACCGTCCACCGCGTCTACTAATTCCCCGATTTACCGAAATTCTCAAAACAGCGCAACCCCTCTTCTTTTAAGAAAGGATAGAATCTCTTTGTTTTTTAATTTTTCTTTATTTTTCTTCTTCCCCCCCTGCCGTTAATGTAAATACTTAACCGTGATGTCAATTTTGACATCACGGTTAAGTATTTCTGCGGGAAAGTGACATCGGTAAATGCGTATCCCGGAAAAATTCACAAAACCGTAGGCAAAAAAAGCCCCGGAACAAGACCTTGTTCCGGGGTTCGTTCCTGTGTTTGATGTCAAAATTGACATCAGCTGATGTCAATTTTGACATCAAACGTCTGTCGGTTTAATCTGGTTCCCAGGGCGTCGGATCGATGCTGTGCTGCACCAGGAAAGCCCGGTGCTGAGCCTGTAACTCGTCGGAAAGCTGTTGTGCCTGTACCGCTGTCAGCAGCGGCAGTTTTGTCACGACTGAAACGTGATACGTCGTGTGTTTGTCGTCGCCATGCACCTCGAGCCGCGCCAGACCGGCCTCTCGCAGCATATCGAGCGCGCCAGACCGGTAGACTCCACCGCGCATTTCTCCCAAGATTGTATTGCGCGAGCACGGCACACGCTGCATAATCTCGCGGATCGGCACGTGTTTCATCTGCGTCCACTCGCTGCTGGCCGCGTTTTTGTCCAGCGCGCGGATGGTGGTGTAGGTCAGGAAGGCTTTGCGCTCGCGCAGCAAAGGCTTCCAGAAAGCATCCGCGTAATTGCTGATGGGATACCAGCCGCCGCCGGCTTTGCCGTAAGTGTCGAAGTCTACGGGTGGGGTGGGTGGCTCTGGCTCAGGCACCCCCTGAATGGCGGCGATGCGCTCCTGGAGGAGCTTGCGGGTTGCGGGGTCAATCACATTCCGCAGCACGTCGGCCAGTTCTGCGACGAGATCGTAGGTAGCCGGAATGTCTGGTAGGGTAACGGTGGGCCTGGCGCGCTTTGGTTCGTTGATCACAAACCGTGCCAGCGTCCCGTTCCCGGTCACGCGCTGCAAGGTGCGCTCGATGACCGGATAGAGCCGGTTCTCCAGCCACTCCACCGCGTAGCCATTCTTCACGGTGATGACGAGCGTATTGTCTTCGTCGCGCCCGATGCACTGCGTGTCCCGCAGCCACGTGTCGAACGTCGCCCGCGTCATCTGTAGTTCGAGCTCTCCGAGAGCCGTAGTCCAAAGTTGTTGCGGCGTTGTAATCGCGAGCGTCATGGCTACTCTCCTAACGTGTAATCCCCCAGGCTCCCATGCTCCAGCCACGTCTGGAAATACGCGATCTCGCGCGCCTCCAACCCCAGGCCGAATAACTGCATCAGCAGACGGCGCTTCATCCGCTCGACGCGCCGCAGCGCTGTGGGGAACCCGCCCAATAACAGCATCAGCGCCGACCAGTACCGGCGATACCAGTACAAATAGCCAGGCGACCGTAGCCCCATGACCAGCGGCAGCACCGGATCAACCTGCGCATAGGGCACAACGCGCGCTATCATGACCCGCCCATACTGCTCGACCAGCGAGATCGAGACGACCGGGCGCTGCACGATCCCCGCGACCAACGCCGGCAGCACCGCCGCCACGTGCGCCGCAGACAGGCCCGCGAGGCCCCCCACCCCACTTTCGTTCGTCAGTCGTTCGTCACCCCCTCTCTGACTGACCAACGGACGACTGACCAACGACTGACGAGCAGGGGTATCATCTGCCAGTGCGACCGGCGTGCCAAAAAGCATCTGTAATCCTGTATCAAGCATCATCATCTCCTTCATTCCCGTCCAGAAAACGCCGTCGCAAAAAATCTTCTCCGGCTGGCGTCAACGTCACCCCCGCATTAGGATGATTGCTGACGCGCTCAACACGGCCAGCCTCAATCATCTGATCGCGGAAAAAGCGATACCCAAGATTGGCGTTATACGTCGTCGAGAACGCCCCGTGCGTAGGAAAAACGCGCCCACGCCCCAGCGTGCTTTCGTCGAATGGCTGCTGCTCTACGACGACCATGCGCGCGACGGTTTCCCACTGCTCCTCCGTCACCCAACGCATATCGATGCGCAACGACGACCGTCCTGTGCCATTCGAAATATATACCCCCTCGGCAAGGCGCTCAACGTGCGGCTCGAAATCCGTGCGCTCAAAGATCACGCCCATCTCATTGTTTTGCGCGGATTGTGGGGACGCCTTCTCCGCTCCCCACTTGTGCGGATCGATGCCCAACGTCGCAATATCCACCGGCCCGTATGGCGTAAACTCCCACAAAGCCCAGAGCATCCGGTCGCGCAGCGGGCGCAGCGAGGCCAGCGGGACAATGCAAATAATTAGCCAGACTATCCGCGCCAGTGGGCGGAAAGGAAGCGGCGCCATCGTCGCGACACCCCAGACGAAAGGCCACGCCGGTTCAATCGTTGAAAATTGTATCCATAGAGCTTCCATCGTCCAGGTAAAGGGAAAGATCAGCTTCAACACCAAGTAGCCCACGATGATCCAGCCCCACTTGACAATAACCGCGCCGATTTCAAGTGTACCCGCGCCTGCGCCATAGAATTTCCCGATCAGATTATCGAGAAATTTATCCCACATCTCGCTGAAGAAAAACAGGGACACGAGTCCCCAGATCACCCACCGGCCCAGAAGCGTGAGCGCGACCAGCACCAGGATCACAGCGATCACATCAGCTATCGCCCGCAGCCCGGCCTGCATCGCTGGAAGCTCTAGCTCGGTTTGCTTATTTTCTTGGCGTATGGTGCGTCCACCAGGCTGCGAGAATCCCCCACCGCCAAAGCCGCCTTGATTGTTAGGACTATACGTCATCTCTCCTCCTAGCCTGCCATCCACATTTGTGGCAGTAGTCATAACGTTGTATGATCGCGCCGCACTGCGGGCATTGATAAGGCGCGCTGTGAATGACGTGGTAGAAGATCGCTCCGAAAACGATGATGGCAACGATCACGATGGCTGGCATAAGTCCACCTCCACCCCGATCCAATAATGCTGCTTCAGCACCCTCGGCGACGTCCGTACCCGCACCTCACCGATGACGACCTCCCCATCCGGTAACGCCGCCGGATGGACGTAGCATGTGTTCGGCGGCGCGCCGAACCTCTCCGCGTACCGCGCCGCGGCCAGCGGGACCGCCAGCGCGGGTGGTTTCGCGTCGTTCCAGAGTAGTCCGATTTGCATGGTGTAGCTCCTATGGAAATTACGAATTATGAATTACAGTTTAGGAATACGGGCATCTCCGTCGCCTGCAACTAGGCCGCCCTGCTCTAGCCAGTAGGCTAGATTCTCAGCATCCCTAGTCAATTGACCGGCGAGGTTGCTAAAACCTTCCTCGTCGAGCACCTTGACGGCGGCTGGGATATTGCTTGCAAGCCGCTCCAGCGTTACCCGCACCCGCCAGTCTAGCTTATCGAATGATACGGTCTCCGTCATTGATGCCTCTTTTTCTGATTTGCGGCCTAAAACTGCATTGCGCCGACTGCGCTTAAATTGATCTCTACGCCCTGATTACCGTTATTGATAGGATCATACTGCCCGTCCGTAAAAAACAGCGCTCCGTTGGAATCTAGCCCTATGCCGCTTACATTGCCGCTTACAAGCCTGTATACACCCTGTAAGCGGCGTGTTTACATAGTGTAAACATCGTGGTAAGCGGCAGAGCAAAATCATCTAAAATCCCTCAATGTCATCTGCGGGGTTGTCAACCGAGACGCCGATCTCTCCTAGAAAGATCGCGCCACCGTCATGCTTGAGCGGCGCGGCAGCTGTAGTCTGCTCGCCGCCATCTGAGTTGATAGCCGCGTTCGCTCCAATCGGTGTTCGGCGTGAACGCCGCCTACACGAACACTGATGCTCATACAAAACCCCCTCAATACTCATCTTGATTTCTGCGGTACATCTCTGCTTATGAATGTCCCACGGGTGATAACATTCCGGGCACACAGCAGAACCCGGAAGAATATCAAGCAGTTTTGCGCCTGGCATTTCCTGAAGATCTTTAAGCGCCGCTTTCTCTGCTCGCTCTTGTATTGCGCAATTTATCCTCAGTGCTTGTGAGCTATCAAATAGATTTGGTTTGTAAAAGACGTACCATATCATTGCATATCTCCGAGGCGTTTCCGCCTAACGGCTTGGGTTGAGCCGCAGCCGCCAACAAAGCCGCGTCCGCTCGAAGCGGTGTTAGGCCGCTTTCCATAGCCGTATTTCGTAAGTCCGCTGCGCCGCATTTCATTGTCTTTGCGCGCCACACGCACCAGATTTCTCACGCCGACAGATTGCACAATTTCGTCAAAAATGACTTGATCATCGTGCAACGTAATGATTTCCAACGCAACGAGTATCCCTCTGTAAAAATCGTCACTCATTCCCATAATTCACCCTTTGCGGTCTAACCGTCGTGTTCAGCGGCGCGGCGGTCCGTGTCGTCTCCGTCGCTGTCAGGCGTGCAAGCGGCGTCGGGTGCAACGGGTGTTAGGCCGCCTTTCAGCGTGCAATAGAACTGCGGTATCGCTTCGACCTCGATTTCCAGTACAGCGCCGCACCCGCTGCACGTATACTCAAAATACGTTTGGTAATCCCCGCTGCCGTGAAAATAGCGCGACAGAGCGTTCGATAGGTCAGTATTACAACTTGGGCATCGCTCAAAAAGTCTTTTCATAGATACACCCCTTTGCCGTGCTTGGCGGCCTAACACATTCTTATCCCCATCTACCCCTACGGATACAACGTCAACTTCCCCGGCCCGAACTGCGGAGTGAACGTCAACGTCCCCTGCTCGTACCCCACCAGCGCGTATTCCAGGAAAGCGCGCGCCACCTCGCCGACCGGCACGTGGTGCTTATCCGCAATGCGGACGATCTCGTGTTGCAAGTGCTTGGGGATGCCGCGATAGGTCGCCACGTCGCCGTTCTTGCGCTGCTTCTTCTCCCAATCGCGGTCGCGCTGCGCCGTGCTGGGCCGGTGCTCCAGCACATCGGGCACGGCCTCGGTCGGCTCGACGGATACGGTTGCGGTCGGAAGTCCGGCAAACGGGTCCTGCTTCATTTGAGCACCCCCAGGATTTTCCAGACCAGCGCCGCATATTCCTGCGCTGTGCGGCTGGTAGGCGCATACTCGAAGATCGTCTTCCCCTCCGACGTAGCCTCACGCTGTTCCGTCGCCCTGTGGATCGCCGGCAGCACCTCCACACCCATCGCGCTGATGCGCCCCGTGAGCAGCGCCAACTGCGTCTTGCTGTGTTTGGTGATCTCGTCGAAGAACGTCGGCAGAACGATCACATGCCCTTTCCAACCCCGCTTGCGCAGCGCGTCCAGCGTTTGCAGCACCCCGGTCACGCCGAACAGCGCGAGATAGTCCGTCGCAGCGGGAACGATCACCAGGTCGGCAGCGAACATCGCCGCTTCCTGCAAACCGCCCACGGAGGGCGCGGTATCGAACACGATGAAATCGGGCCGCCCGTTAAAGGGCTTGACAAAGCGATTCTTCGCCGTAACCAGAATATCCTCGCCTTCGGCCAGCAGCACCGTCTGCGCCGTCGCCGTGCGCTTATAGCCAGGGATGGCCCACAGGCGCTGCCGATCTGTCGCGCGGAGCGCCTGCGCGACCTCACTGCCGCCGATGCACACATCGAAAACACAATCGTCCTGCTTCATCCCCAGGGCCACACTCACCTGCCCCTGCGGATCGAAATCGATGACGAGCACTTCCTTGCCTTTGAGGGCCAGACCGTGGGCCGCATTGACCACCGTGGTCGTCTTGCCCACCCCTCCCTTCTGCGATGCGATAGCGATCACCTTTACGCTCATGCTGCCTCCTTTAGAATTTTCTCCCGTTCCGCTGTGGTGAGAGAAGGCAAATCGTCTTCAGTGGGATCAAACGATACTTCTGATAGGAGAGTGCTACCCGCATTCTCATCTGGGGCGATAAATTCAGCAGCATCCAGAAAAAGAAAAATGTCGTTGAGATTCCCGAAATATTCCATTCGCTTGGCCTTCGTGAGGGCTTCCCACATTTCCTGAACGGCCTTTCTTGTTTCCGCTGCTTCCTGTTTGGTAAATTTTCCTTGTGCCATCATATCCTCCTGATTAACGGTCATTTTTAGAGATTCTTAATCTATAGATTTACGACTGCAATGTAAAGATTTTCTTTACAAAACGCCTGTTAAACGCCCTTAATGGGCTTTTGTCTGATGTCGAACTCGATATACATTTCAACCTCAACATCGAGAATTTCCCCGCACGCACATTCGTACTCGAAGTACAATCCTGCACCATCGAGAACTTGCTCTTTGAGCTGTTGTTCAATATCTACATTGCAATTTGGACAACGTGTGTCTATCATCGTTCTTCATCTCCTTAATCATTCATTTCTCTTATCCGTGATTCTCCCTCCCACGGTTTCGGCCAATCCTCCGGCCAATGAGGCGGTATGCTGTAAGTGTGCTCTTGATAGTACGAAAACGGGAATGTGAGCCGTCGCCATATCTCAGGCTGAGTATCGGTCGCGTTGAGCAGCGCGAACTCGGTATCGACGTGCCGGAAAAGCTCCAGCTCACTCACGGCCACATCGATGAGGTGCGCGACCGCCGCGTCGCCGAGTTCGTCCCAATGCGCGCCGAGCCATTTTTTGAACGCCGGCCAATCCACGGCAGTGTGCCCCATTGTGCGACCGTAGTTGAGCCACGAGAAACTACCCCAGAGCACATGATTCGTGTAGTTGCTCTTGGCCTGCCCGGCGATGGCCTCCAACCAGGCCAAAACGCGACTGCGCGCCGGGAGATTGATCAGCATATACTCCGGGAAAGCGAAACCCGGCAACTCGCGGTAGGCGAACGCTTCGCAGCGCGGCGCGAGTTGGCCAGTGGATTGCACCAGGCAACCGAACTCTGGCGCGCAGTAGGTCATCTTGCCATACTCGCGTTTTTCCAGCGGATTGACGACCAGAGCGCAGGGCGGATCCCCTTGCTCTATGAGCGACGGCGCGTAGTGGACGCACTTCTCGCAAGCGTGCGCCTGGAAGTGCGCGCGCCACGCATCCGGCAGATCTCGCTGCCATTCGTAATACTCGCGAATTTTCTCGATGTGCTTGCGCGCCACAGCCTGTTCGTGTGTGTCGTCCTGATTCATCCTGAACGTGGCCGTGTGCCGGTAGAGCGTGATGAACTCCTCTACGCTCGTTAAGTGGAGGAAGGGTTCCGTGATCAGCGTCACGCCCTCAATTCTTTCGGCCTCGCGCCGCAGGTCCCACGAATACAGGGGGATCACGACCGGATCAACCGGGCCGATGTAATTCGAGCACGCGCGCGCGGTTGGATGCTCGATCCTGGCGCACGGTATTGGAAGGTTTGGATATGCCGAGAGTTCACCCCAAGCCTGCACCCACACGCAGTTATGGCACAGCATGCCGGCAGTTTCAATGCGCTTGTCTTCGTCGAGCTCACTACCGGATAGGGCCGCAATAACCATGGATGTGTGGACTCGATCACTGACCACTTCAATCGGTCTAACATTCAGGAGATTGGTTTTAGAATAGCCAGACTCGGCCAGCAGCAGGATGGCGTCGGTGCGTTTGGCAATATCATCGCCCTCGCTTTGCAAAATCCCGCGAATCACGCGCAACCGGTTGCGCTGTTCGGGCGTGTAGATTGTCTCTCCGTTGGGTTCCCAGCGCGCCGGATCGACGAAGGCTGCGACCTGTCGCAGACGGTTCTCCACCTGGCGCGACGTGAGCGGATTGTTATCCTGCTGCACCGCCGCCACTGTCCAGGCAGTCATGCTTTCCTGAAGCGCCTCCGGTACGGCGGCCAGCGCCCGCGCGTGCGAGAAACTGAGTACGCGCGTACTCACGGCCTCCTGCGCGCTCTGGGGCAGCCCCAGGATCGCCAGGCGCTGCGCGATGTAGCCCTGGGATTTGTTGACGTGCGCCGCCAGTTCGCGCTGGGACCAGCCGTACTCATCCAGCAATCCCTTGTAAGCCCGCGCTTCCTCGATAGGTGAGAGATCGGCGCGGTCCAGATTCTCGATGACGGCGAGGAGGTGTAGCACCTTCAGATCGCCGGCGGGATAGACCTGCGCGGGGATGGTGGCCTGCGCCGTCTTCAGCGCTGCGCGCTCCTCCTCCCCTAGCCCGGCCAGCCCCACATTGGCAAGCCTGGTGCACCACTCCGCCAGCGTGTGCTGCGGGAATAACTCTGCCAGTTCCAGGGCGATGGTGGCGCGCGCGCGTCTCTCTCCGGCGATCAACTCCCAAACAGTGTACCCGTCCTCGTCGGGACAGCCAAAGACGAGGATCGCATGAATGAGGCCATGCTCGTGGATGCTCTGCGCGAGTTCGGTCAGAGACTCGGCATCGAATTGCGGCTCGCGCGGCTGCCAGCGTGAGGGTCGAATGTTCCACAGTGCAATCGATTCAGTTTTCATATTTCTCCCGTTGCTCCTCTAACAGACATTGCGCGCTCTTCAGCGCCGCAATGAACGAACGCAATTCCTCGTATGGAACCCCAACGCACGCCCACAATCCGGCGCGGGGGCTCCATACCTCAACCACTTCGCGATCGAACAGCACCCGTACCTCGGTAGCCTCAGAGATAATCATGTGCCGATCTTCAGGGACGATTTTCAACTGCATCATCTCTGCGCCTCCCTATCGCCCATTTCTTCCATCCGTGGTTATCTCCGTGGTTATCTCCGCTCATACGTATCCGCAATCACCGTCCACCGGTCGCGGTAGATATGCAATGGCGAAGAGAGATTCAGCGGGATGGTGATTTTCTTGCGATCCTCCCGTACCATTAAGAGCACAAACGCCGGGGGCAGAATATAAGTGGCAACGGGATCCAGGTTGTCGTCGAGGCAAATGAGTATCAGCACATCGACGTTGCGTAAATTTGTGTGCCCACACTTTTCCAACAGGAATTGGTAGCCGCGCGTTTGGCCGTTGTAGAGTGTGGCGCGCGAGGTCTTGATCTCGATCTGCACGCCATAGAAGTTCATATCGGCGACGCGGCTCGGTTGCACCGGCGCGATCTGCGTCAGGTGGACGGCGATGAGCTGTTCGCCAAGCGCGCCTACATCGTTATGCAGCCCCATTATTTTCCCCCTCTAGGTCGATGACCCGCCAACGCAGCACCTTACCGCGCAGCTTGCCCGATGAGTTGTGAAATTCGTCGAGATAGGAATCGTACCAGGCGAGAATTTGACGCACGCGGGAATCCGCGCTGTTGGTGTACTCTGTGACAATTTCTTCCTCGACATGCAGCAGGACGCAGTGCGGGGGCAGGCTGAGAATGTTATAGTCATACCATTCACCCAAGGACATTGAGCGCCTCCAGTTCTGCGGCAAGCAGCGCGCGGCTGATCAGGTGCGCGTAGTGGTCGACAGGTTGTTCGGCGAGAGACCACTCGATCCACGTCTCGTCGAATTCCGCGCAGATCCGGCAAATATAGACATCTTCAGCGCCGAGCATCTGCGCCAGAGCCTCGGTATTGATCACGCCAACGATGTTCTGACAAACGCAGCAGACGAGGGGCTGGACGCCATTGCTTTTATTCGCGGTCATAGATTGCCTCCCATCCCTGTGTAACATCTGCCGTGACTTCGAGGCGATGGGTAATCACGTTGAAGTGCTCGCCGTCGGTGGCGAAGACGACGGGGGTTTCGACCGTTCCCCCACCGTTAAGCCAACGGGCATACTGCTCCGGGGCTTTGAACGCGATGGTGATTTCCCATCCGAGCCATTCCCAACAGGCCTGGATGGCTTGTGAACGGCTGGCGGCCATAACAACAGCTTCGCCTACTATGCCGTGACCATAGCACTCAAAAACGGTTGCGTTAGGCGGCATAACGGACCTCCTGCATCAGCTCGCTTTCCAGGATGATTTCACACAGCGCGAGGCCATCGCGTTGTGTGACGATTTCGCGGCATTGTTCGAGATGTGGGCATTTCTGGCAGTAGTTGCCGGCGTTGTAATCGGTGACCGGGTCACAGTAGGCGATGCCGGAGAGCGTGGTCAGCGGGTAGGTGTAGCACGGGCCGGGCGTCGCTTGCTCGGCAGAGCGAACGCCGAACAGGGTATCGAGATAGATGCGCCCGGTTTTGCCCAGGTTGGCGATCGCGCACGTTTGGTAACGCTCGCGCATATCCGCGAGGGCGTACAAATTACGAATGTTATAGCGCGTCATCAGCGACCTGATGACGGCGTTGATGGCTTGAGTGAGGACGCGGCGCTGCGCAATGTTCTCGTCGCGCAAAAGTTGCGGGCGAATATCGGGGTCTTTCAGGCGCAGTACGTCCACGGACGGCCAGCTCGGACCGAACACGTCGCGCAGTGGATAGATATTGGTGGTATCCACGTCCATTAGTTCGACACCTCTTTTAACAAGCCAGGCACGTCGGCGGCGGTGAGGGTGAAATGCGGACCGGTGTGCGATAGCAGCTCGGTGATGTTGGCGATGGTGATGGCGAGATTGAGCCGGCGCGCGGTGAGGGCCAGCAGGCGGATGTCGGCCAGGTCATTCTTGATCTTCGACAGGGCGATCAGCAGGGCCGGGTCGGCGCACTTGAGTTCGGCGCGTTGGAGCGCCTTCTCCCATACTGCCAGCGCGTGGATCGTGTGCGCCCCAATGTCTTCCAGGGCCCAAATCACCCTATTCGACAATCGTACATTGGCGACCTTGTCCATCTCCTACCATCCTACCATTCTCCTCATCCTCTATCTCGTTGTAGTCGGCAATAATGGCTGTCCGCAACGCAGTCATGCGCCGCTCTAGCTCTTTCTCCGGCAATTCGACCAATTTCAGCACGGTCTCCAAAATATGCACCAGTCTCAACTGCTTGTCTTTTGACTTTGTACCCATAGCATTAAGAAAATCATCCATCGTCAATTTCTCCTATCCGTGGTTATCCGTGGTTATCGTCCCCCACCTCACTCACCGCCTGCTCATCCGTGTGCTCGTTGTACAAACTGCGGGCGATAACCCCCAGACTACTGGCGAGCATAATGGCGCAGGCAGCGAGCCAGGCGGCGAGCGGAACAACGAAGAGCATAATCAGCAGGTCCACGCCCACACCGACCACAACGCTAACCCACGTGCGCCTTAGCGCCAGATAGCGCCCATATCGATTGTGTTGCAGAAAAAGCGCCCACAAAACGCCCCAAAACAAACTCAAAACAATCACCAAAAATAACATCCCCCAACTCCTCCCCTACAATGAAATCAACCCACTCTCCCACTCTCCCCCTCCCCTTGCCGTCCTGGGGCAAAGGAGGTAAATCCCCAGGACGGCCGGAGGAGGTTGCCGGACCGCCGTCGAGCCACCGAGTGGGGCCGGGATTCTCTTGCCGTTGTTACGGGCGGTCGAGCGACGAAATGCTAAAAAATTGCTGTATAATGAGGGTCATCCGGGGCGGCCTGCCAAGACACGCCCCGGTTTGGAATGCCCCCTATGTAGAGGACTATCCTATAATTAAGTTCCGTCTCAAAAAAACTGAAACGGAGGATAGTCGATGTCATCAATTCATTTGTCACAACCCCAGACGGAACGGTTGCGCCGCCTGCTGCGGATGGAATACACGCTCTCAGAGCTGGCCGCCGAGATCGGCTGCGCGCGGCGCGTCGTCGAGTGCGCGGTCGCGGCGGGCTGCCCACATCGCAAAGAGCTTAACCGGCTCTACGTGGTGGGCGAGGCTTTCGCGGCGTGGTACCGGGCAGCGCCGGCGGTGCGTAAAATTCCCCTCGCCAACGACGAGGCGTATTGTTTACGCTGCCGATCCGCGCGAAAAATGGTGGAGACAAGCAGCGCGCCAAACTCGCCGGGAGTGGAGCTGGTGCGCGGGCGGTGCGCGGTATGCGGCGCAAAAGTGAACCGGCTGCGCCGGGAGGTGGCGGAATGAAACGCCATCCCGACGTACTGATCAGTCGCCGCAATTGGCGCGATACCCGCGCTTATCTCACTTACCGGAGCGAGGTGCTGCACGCGGCGCCCGGATCGGTGGCGCTGTATCGCGTCGCCGTGGATCATCTCCTACGTTGGGCTACGGATACGCCGTTCGCCCGCGCTGCCGACCTGCGTCCGGTGTTCCCGCGCTATCTGGCCGACCTGGGTGCGCTGTCGCCTGGATACCAGGGGAAGCTGTTGGAGATCTGCCGGACGTTTTTTGAGTGGTCGCGGGAACGCTACCCCGACGCTTATCCCCCGCGCTCCTTCTGGGCGACGCTGCGCCCGGTGAACGAACACGTGCAGGCCGTGCCGGAGAGGGAACTGTACACTCTCGACGATGCGCTGGCGCTGGCGACGGCGCCGGCCCGAACGCTTACCGAGCAGCGGGACCGCGCGGCGGCGTGCATGTTGTTCCTCAGCGGGATGCGCGCGACGGCGTTTGTAACTCTGCCGCTGTCTGCGGTGAATCTGGAACGCTTCGAGGTCCATCAGTGGCCGAGCCTGGGCGTGCGGACGAAGAACGGGAAGGCGGCGACGACGTACCTTTTGCAATCCGCCGAAGTGGGGCCGCTGCTCGATGTCGCGCGCGCCTGGGATACGTTGGCGCGCCGGACGCTCGAACCCGCTGCCCCGTGGTACGCCCTGCTGGATCGCACCGGTGAGGCGTTCGCGGAAGAACAAACTCCGGGGCAGGCCAGGGTGCAGAATCTGGCGCGCCACCTGGAGATGCTGTGTGTACGCGCCGGGTTGCCGTATCGCAGCCCGCATAAGTTCCGCCACGGGTTTGCTGTGTACGCGCTGAGCCTCTGCGACACGATGGAGGATTTTAAGGCGGTCTCTCAGAACCTCATGCACGAACAGATGGGGACGACGGACGCGATCTACTCGGTGATGCTACACAATCAGGTGGCCGAGCGGATGGCTGCCCTGGGGCAGCGGGGCAGCGGGAGCGGCGACGCGCGGATTCGCGCGCTGGCGGCGGAGTTGTTCCGTCTGGTGGAGAGGTGAGCGAGCAACGTTGCAGTTGTTAGTCTGCCCTCAATTTACAGGCTGCTCGGATTGTTAACCGGTTGGTTGTAGGTTCGAGTCCTACCCGAGGAGTCCGAAGGCGCGTTTCTGGCGTTAAAACTGGCGGCAGACTAACAACGAACAAGTTGTTAGCTCGCCTCTGGTTGTATGCGCTTGTAAATGTGCTGGTTGGGTAGTGGGGCGCGTGACTCTTGCCGGGTGGCGCGCCCCACGGTTTGGATTACTCAACAGATTGTAACTGCTTCTTCTTCTCATCGAGAAATTTCTTGGCGTCTTCGTCGTTGATAATCCATCCCGATGTTAATTTCTCGCCCTTTATTTTCCCGGTGCGAAGAAGTCGCGTGATGTGCTGCCGAGTCAATCCAGCTTCCTGTGATAGTCTGCTGGCCGTCCAAACCATAGCGTACCTCCATTGAAGTGAAATTACATGTATTATTGTATGTTCAATTTTGAACATTGCAAGAGGGAGAGTGCATTAACTGTCGTTTTTGGTTCGTGGCGCTACAAAACAGAAACCAATTTTTACACCCAGCGCGCACATTAGCTATAGAAAGGAGCCGCATCGTGAAATCGAGAAACCTTAAATTTTACTTCGCGTTTTTAGCATTCCTCTGTGTGGCTTTGTCGGGTGTGCTCTGCGCCTGTCAAAGTAAGACGATTATACCAACCGGCACACCGGTAGCGACGGCGACGCTGACGCTACCGGCGAGACCGGCACGCACGCCCACGGCGACCGCCACCGCGACCGCGACATCTACGCCGGCGCCGGCGCCGACTTCTACTCCAAAGCCCACAGCCACGCCGACCCTCACCCCCACGCCCGCCGGGGAAGCCGCGCAAGTGCTTGAGATCGTGGACGGCGATACCATCAAAGTGCAGATCGAGGGGGAAATCTTTACGGTACGCTACATCGGAATTGATACGCCTGAGACCAAGCATCCTAGCAAGCCCGTGGAGTGGATGGGCGCAGAGGCGACCGAAGCCAACCGCGCGCTGGTAGAGGAGCAGCTCGTTTACCTGGTTAAGGATGTCTCAGAAACGGATCGATACGGGCGATTGTTGCGTTATGTGTATCTTGCCGACGGCACGTTTATCAACGCAGAATTGGTGCGGCAGGGATACGCCCAGGTCAGTACCTACCCTCCCGACGTCGCGCTAGAGGAGGTCTTTATCGCCGCGCAAACCGAAGCGCGCACTGTGCAACGCGGCCTATGGCAACCAACCCCCACCGCTACAGCTACGTTGCGCCCCACTGCTACCGCCACGCGCCGCCCGGCAACAGCAACCCCTCGTCCTGCGGCAACCCCTAAACCATTGCCCACCGCGTCACCCGCGCCGCCCCCATCACAAGGCTGCGATTGTTCCTCCAACCGCTACAACTGCGGCGACTTTCGTACCCACGCGGCAGCGCAAGCGTGTTTCCAGTTTTGCATCGACCAGGGACGCGGCGATATCCACAGACTGGATGCCGACAACGACGGCATCGCCTGCGAGTCCCTGCCCTAAGACTAAGCCCCGGAAATCAACAACTTCCGGGGCTTTGCCCATCGTCCATTTCCGTATCCGTGGTTGTCCCCGCGCATTAACAGGCGTTTTCTACCGCACTAAAACCCCCGTCTACCGTCTACCACCTACCGTCTACCGCGCTTTTACGTCTATTAAAACCAATTAACAGATATTTCCAGGGCAAAACAGCCCCGTCTACGGTCTACCCGCCCCAAAGACATCCGTTAATCATCGGCTAGTCGTCCTGAATTCCAAACTGATCGAAGATGCCGATCACATTCCGGTTTACCGTCCAATCGGTTTTTCTCTTGACCAGCTCCCGCAAGAACGATGCGAGATTGCTATCCCCGATCTCAATCTCCCACACATGCTCCAAATCATCCCACTTGATTATGCTCACGTCCTGTTTAAAGCCGACCTGGGCTTTTTCTTCGTCGCTCATCTCCAGGATGTCGAGCAGTTGGACCGCCTTGCGGATGGCCGCCGCTGTGCCTTTAACCGCGCCGACGAGCATCTCCAGTTGAACCCGTTGCCAAGTATTAAGCCTGAGTCTCATATTTTCTCCTTCTTTCTCCCGTCTCCCGTCTCCCGTCTACTGTCTACCGTCTACTGTCTACCGTTTACCTCTGCACGACTGGAATGTATACCGTCGTCGGCTGCGCGCACGGAAACGTCATGCGTGTCTCAAAAACAAACGTCTGTGGCGGCCAATCCCCGCAACTTACCGCCACGTAGATGTATCTCCCGCACACTGTCACCATCGCCTGCTCTACAGCGCAGACGGCGTCACGCGCGTCGTAGCTCGCGGCGCTGTTGTGCGGCATCTCCGTCACCCACACGCCGGTTCCCCCGACTAGCGTTACCAGGACGCTGTCACCGTCAGTGTTCCCCGCCAGCGCCAGCACTTCCTCACGTTGCCCCTGCGCCCCGGTGAACACTGCGGGAACAATCAGCAATCCCGCCAGCAAAATCAACAAGCCAATTTTTCGTCCCATCTTTATACCTCTTCTACTCGTGCTAAAAGTTTGTAAGTTGTACCGCCAATCGTGACATCCACGTAACCGGTGTCCGCCACAACAGAATCAACATAGGCGCCCAAATCCCATTCATATCCCGCAGCGGTTTGAATAGTTCCGCTGCCGATCAGGTCGCCATCAAGCTCAATGTCGCCGGTGATCTCTGCAACGGTCGTCCCCATATTGCCTAGCCGTACAAGTTGATTCGACGAACTGTCATAGAAGGCCATTTGGACACTGACCAGTTCTACGTAGGAGTTCAGGGAAATTTGACTGTTCGCAATCACCAGTTGATCGGCGTTGATGCCCATGCGGATTTCATCATCGCTCGTGGATGATTCGCCGGAGATGATGCTGATTCCCGATTGCCGCGCATATCCGCACCTGAGATCGAGCGTATAAGCGGAGGTTGTAAAAGGAGCTATGCCGACTCCAATTGAAGCCTTAGCGTCCCCGCTCACACTCCACAAGATGCTGTTGTAAGTCTCCCCGTTGGCGCTGTACTCGAAGCGCATCAGGCCGTCAGGATCGAAGATGATCCGGCTCTCCGTTCCTTGCCGGATTTTTAACGCGCCGTCGCTCTTGTCCCACAACAAATTCGACTTGCCGCTGCTGTTATCCCCCAACAGCACGTCGCTGGTCCCCATATTCTCGGAGTTGTACGTCTGCGCATTGGCGAACACAGCAAGAGACGTGGTGGCAGCGGCGGCGATGTCGCTCCCGGCGAAGAAGTCGCCATCTGTTTCGAGGCTCACCGTCTGCGTGGTATCGTCGCTATATGCGCTGATGCCGTTCGCGTCAATCTGCACCCGCGCCCCACTCGCAGTAGTCTTGAGAGTGAAATTGCCGTCAGTGATGCTCAGATTACAGTCGGTCAGATAAACGTCGCCATTGCCTCGCACGGCGAACTGCACGCTGGCCGAGCTTGCCCCCATCCACATCAGATTATCGGTACTGCCCGCGCCAGGATCAATCCCGATCCGCTGCACATTCCCCACGTCGTAGAATGCCATGTCGAGGTTGTGTAGCTCGAAATTCTGATCTGTCAGCCGGATGTAGGCATCTCCCGCCGCGACCCCATCACCGGCGAATAGCCCATATTCTGTCGTCGCCGTGATACCGTGCAAATTCCCCATCCGCACGCGCACGGTTTTTCCCGTCGCCGGATGTGTTACCCACGTCACGATCTGGCTGTACGGGCTGTTCTCGGCATACAACCCGTCAATCGCGTTCACCTCATAGAACCCATTGCCGGTTGTGCCGTAGTCCAGCACCAGAGCGTCGGCAGCCACCACCGTCGCTGCCGTCATCGTCCCGGAGTTGCCGCCCGTCGAGCGTGTGAACGTCCAACTTTGTTCCTTGTCGCTCAAATCGGTGTAGCTTGTCACCACTCCCCAACAGTCGGCTACTGTCAAGCTGCCGTCCGCCCGACTGAACGTCCGCACGCGCACGATGTCGCCGCTCTCGAAGACCGCCATATTCTCGGCGGAGGGCAAATCTTGCACATACAGCGTCGTTGCTTCACCTGCCGCCGGCGCAGTAAAATCCCGGCTCAACACGGCCACGCTCTTCGTGATAATCTGCCCGCCCGCCAAAGCCTGCTCCAAATCAGCGATGAACGACTTGACGTGCAACTCGTCCGCGTACAAGTACCGGAAATCGCCGCCGCCAGCGTAACTGATGCCCCACCCCGTCGTCTGCGAGGCGTAATGATCGGATTGCAACGTGTGCGCGGCCATCACCCGCACCTGCGCGCCGGTGGGATCGAGCTCGAGATCACCGGTCGGCGCGATGGACAGATTCCCGCCGCTGCGGTCGGAAATCGTATCGGTGTTGAGTCGCACCAGCGTCAACCAGCCGTCATCGCTGCTCGCCAGAATAGCGGCCTCCGCGCCCGGATTGTTGTCGGTGATGACTTGATGGATGTGCGCCGCGCGCGCAAATTCCGCGCCGACCCCTTCCGTGTTTACAGAGGCTACATCGAGTGACGTAGGCGTGCCTGCTGCAATCCAGGCGTTCAGATTTGCCGCCGCGTTGGAAATGGGAATAGCATTCGCGGCTGGCGTGGCCGTCGCCCATAGCCAATTCGTGTTGTTGTAGAACCCGAATTGCTTGGTGTTGGTGGCAAAGGCTGCCATGCCTTCTTCGGCGCTCAGTGTTTCAATCGCCGCCGCAGTTGCGCCGAAGTGCGTGAATGGCTTCCCTAACTGCTTATCGTTTTTGATCATGGTGTCCAGGTTACGGCATTTAGAATGTATAGGCTGTTGAAAATGGCGTCGTCATCTGCATTGGCCCTTCCCCCTGGAACGATCACATCGTTCCCGACGACGACATAGGCATTAGATGTATTCATCCCCATGTGCAGCGCCTTGAGACCCTTGACGCCTATACCCTCCAACACAAGAGCGTTGTTCATACACACCACATCCGACATATAATACTTGCCGTCCATCGAAGCTAATGCTTTAGGGTAAACATTTATGTACATCTGCGTCATGTTTACCGTGTTGTGCAGCAGTGGGACACTGGAAATGGATGACCATCCCCATGCTATGCTAGTTTGCTGCTCATTATTTATATTTCCGATGAGTACATCATATGTATAGGTTGCCCCGCGATACTCAACAATAGCCAACAAATCGCCGGTGACGATCAATGCATCCGAGACGCCTGTGCCGGACTGCACACTATTCAAAGTGACCGAGTCGGCAATGGTAACGCCAGACACGTAACTTGTGCCGTAGTATGTGAGATACCGTATACTAGAGGCTGTAAATTTGAAGACCCGGTTATTGCGGGTCAATGTGACAATCAGATTTGCAGCATCTTCGTAGTGCAAGGTTTGTAAAATACCCGCGCTCGTCAAAGCTGCTTTTAAGCTGGTTATGAGCGATGTGTTATTTGTGGGATCAAGCGCGTATATCATACTGTCACCTGGCTTTCCTCTAAACTATCAGACAAACTCCGCGTATCAATTGTGTTACCAATAGAAAATACGATGTCTCCACTGCCCCCGCCGCCGACATCCTCGCGCAGGTCCAGTATCACCAGCACCGACAACCCGCTCGCTTTCGCGCCCACCTGGTCTATGTCCACGCTGATGATGTCGCCCGCCGTGATCGTCGTTACGCTCGGCATCGCTGTCGCCACGGGTGGATACGCGCCCGCGGCCAGCGTGGGCCGCGCGCCCTGATCGGTGAAAATCGTCGTCCCGTTCTTGTTCACATCCACGATGGTGGCCCCCGAAGTCCCGGTACTGGCGCAATGGATATAGACCGTCGCTATAAAGCCGTCAGCCGGAGCAATCCACACCCCCGCCACTTGCGTTTCTACCGCCAATGCCCCATCAATGTGAAACTCCGCATCGGCTGGGCGCGGCGGCTGTCTCGGTATCCATAACTCGCGGGAAGCGTCCCAGGTCAGTACATCGTCGTCACTTGAACCGGTAGCATCTACACATTGCCCATTCCACAGATCGGCGTTCAGGCCCGTCACGAGAACTTCCTGCGCATTGGGGCCTAATACAAACGGCGCGCCGGGCGCAGTTGGGGCAAAACTGTGTTGCGCCGTAATTATCCGCGCCACGCTGATATGCACGTACTGCGTGTGGGCGTCGGCGCTCAAATGCGCGTCGTAGGAACTCTCGAAGGCGCTGACGTCCACCCCGTCAACCTTGATTCCCGCTGCCACTGCCAGGTCTCCCAGCAATGACCGCGAGCCGTCCCGCAGCAGCGCGTCGGGATACTGGTTGCTGGAAAGCGTCCCAACGTGGTGCGCGCCATCCAGCTCGTGCGGGCTGGGCGCGTAACCACCCTCCTCCCCCCCGCCCGTCTCGATCCACCCTAACACATAGGGCTTGATTTCCTGTAGCAGCTCCGTAACCTTCGTCAACGTGTTCCCTTCTCCCGTCTACCGTCTACCGCCTATGTCTACTGTCTACGTCTGCTAACTCTCTTTAACGGCCCTTTTTAATCCTAACATTCCGCCAATCCTGCTCTGAATACGCGCGTAATCATCCCGTAAAACGCCAGTTAATCAGAACTCTTCCCCCGTCTACCGTCTATCGTCTACCCTTGTATGAGCTGCGCCAACTCCCACGGCGTCGGCGCGCCGCGCGGCGTCACATTCACCCACGCCTCGCGCCCCATGTCGAACTCCGCGTACTCGATGAAGAAGATGGACGGATCCGCCAACAGATTCATATTGATCGTACTCGGCCAATCCCGCAACTGGCACCACTGGCCCACCGGCGATATATCCCCACGCAACGCCTGCATATCGTTCCACTTCCCATACAGCACACCGGCGTTGTCCATGTACAATGTGATGTTGCTCTCGCTGCATTCTGGCTCCAGATACACGCGCAGCACGCGCGCTTCCGTCACCTCTGCCAGCAAACGCCGCCCCGCCGTCGTCCCCACTGTCAGCAACTTGGTAATCTCTACTCCGGCTAGACCATCCCCGTCGCGGTATGGATTCGCATAAATTCCGCTCGCGTTTTCGATCTCGCACGCCGTCATAAACTGCGCCTCATCGTCTACGATATCCTCGATCTGCGCCGTGGTCTCCCATACGCCCGTTACCTGGAACGTCAATGCGACCGGCTGCACTCCGCTTGTCCCCGGATCTCCATCGTATTCGCTCCATGACCCGCCCGCGTAAGCGAACAACGTCCCGCGCGCGTAGCTTGCCGTCTCGTCCACCCCCACGCCGAAATAGTGGCTGTTGTCCAAGCTGCCGGTACGCGCCACCAGCAGCCAGTACGTCGTCCCCGGGCTTAACGCGACTCGTGTGGAGGGGACTGCTGAAACCCATTGGATGTTCTCGTCGATCGTGTCGCCTACCGCCGCGCCGCACAGCAGGCTCCCCGGCGCGCCGCCCGAATCACTGTACAAGGAGAGTTGCAAATTATCACCCGGCGTCCCCGCCAACACCTTCGCGCGGATGTGCAACGAATAGCTATCCCACGTTACCGCGCTGCCCAACTGGAACTTCTGCGCCAGCCTCTCCACCGTGCTGGTCCCCACCTGTACGATGATACCCTTCACCTGGTGTTCCTCGATGCCCGCCGGCTGCGCGTAATACTGCCAATCCAGCGTATCCCACCAACCGTGCAGCGTGAGCGTGGCGCGCAGATCGCTCTGCCCATAATTCGGCAACAACGTTGGATTCGGATACCGCAGCGCAGACAGCAGTGTGTCGCGTGTCTGCGCTGCACTTTCGATGCTGGCCTCGGAGAGCGAGTATTTGAGTTCGCGCGTCCCGTAGGCGCTTACACCATCATCGTCTTGCGCCCATCCGGTATTGGCCCGCGTGCCCGCCGTGGCCGATCCTGGCGCTAGATAGCCGTATACCACATTGATCCGGTTGTACATACTATCCAGGCTTACGCCTACCTGGATCGCGCCCACCTGAATATCGACCGTGTGTAGATACCCCCACCAGCGCGCGCTGCCCTCACTATCGCGCAGTATGACTGGCGCGCGCAGCCAGTTCAGCAAATCCCAGATCGCATACTCGTTGCCCCACGCCGTCACCGTCGCCTGGCGTGGGCCGCCTAGCACGTGCCAGCTATAGTTCTGCACGCTGAAAATCACGTCGGGGAAATTGAGCGCGTCCTGAAAGTTGCGCGTCTGAAACTCCGGCTGAATGTCCATCTATGCTCAAAACCTCGCCTTATGCTCTAAGCCCCGTCCCTGGGGCGCTCATGCTAAATCGTGAGCAATCGTGGCCGGTAATAAACGCGCGCGACGTGCGTGCGCGCGATATCTGTTCCCCCACTGCTGTTCGAGAACAGGAAATACAAACGTTGTGCCACCGTTGGGAACAGAGTCAGCGGCTCTCCGTGACCTACGTAATGCCCGGTCTTTCCTGATCCCCCCCACGTCACGTACAGCGAGCGCGTGATGCCATCGTCCACAATCGTTGTTTGATAAGCTGCCCCATACCCGCGTGGAATGAGCATCCGGTATCCATCCAGCGGCGTTAACTGAATGTAATCCAGGTTCAACGTCGCACCGCCGGTCAAATGCCCGTAGAGCGTCAACGACAGCTCATACAACCCCGTCTGGCCGGTCAGCCACGGCGGTAGCTGGATGATACCCAGATCGTTCAACCCGGTTGCCAACGTAACCTCTGGCGTCTCCGCCACCGTCGTCAAATTGACCAACAGCACGCGTGCCGTCACGCGCAACCCGGTCGAGGTTGAGACCACCCGCGCCAACATCCTGAATCGGTTGCCCCGCGCCCGCCCCAGAAACGTCGAGGAGAGATCCCACGCAAATGCCTTCGTCAGCGTATCCCCGCCCCACGTTGCGCCTTGATAATACCCATTGCTCGAATCGGCATTCGCCGTCGCCGCAGCGCCGCCGGCCACATAAGCAGCATTTTCGCCTTCCAGGATGTGCTCGAACGTGGTCGGCGCAGAAAAAATGTTATTCGCCATATATGCTCGCCACGTGCGCGTGGCGGAGTTATAACTATTGTAGAGTGAAATCTCTGCTGGAGAGGGCAGCACCCCAACCACATCGCCGGCCGCAATATCGACATAGTTGTCGTGTCCTGCCGTGCTGTCGCTGTGGTTATAGACTGTGACACCCTCCAAAGTCTTGCTCTCGGTGCTGGTATTGTCTAACGCCAACTCTACGCGCGGCCCCTCCCAGTAGAAGCGTCTTTGCCACATCACCACGCAGCGCAGCGCGGCGGCGGCGATCCACCCCGCCGAAGCCATCTCGCGGTCCGGTTCCGCACGCGCGTACAGCAATTCGCTGCGATACACGTCGCCGCTGTCGGCAGCGCGATATTCGACGAAGACCTGCGTACCCTTACCGGTGTTCTGGCGGTGCAGCGCCTGCAGCAGCAGCGTCTCTAGCCCGCGCAGCGCCGTCTGCACAGTGGCGAAGGCGCTGGCGACCACGCTCAAAGTGACCGTTTCGACTACGTTGCGGCGCGTCACGGCGGTCACGCCGCCGCCATCGCGCACCGCCTGCGCCACCGCCTCGATGACGGTTAGCTCCGGGGTGCTGGGCGCGTAATTCTCGGCCAGATAGAAACTGTTCGTTCCCCCCGTCAGATTGATCGTCGTCGTCCCGTCCGTCACCCGTAAAATCATACCTATCCCATCCTGACATTCCAAAAATCCTGCTATATCTCCGTAGTTACTGCCGGCCGCGAATCAGTGTCACCACCCGCGCCGCCAGTCGCTCGATGTCCAGCTCGTCGCGCAGCGCCGTCACCGGTATGTTTAACTCGTAGCGCCGCTGATCGTACATCCCGCCGTCGCTCATGCTTGTTGGCGCTGTGACCGGCGCGAGTGGCGCCAACGCCGGCGCGTTCAACGCCATTCCCCCATCCATCCGGCTGGCAACGCCGATCTCGACCGGGTGATCTTTCGCATACTGCACCAGGTCTTGCAGCGAGTAATAAAACTTGAATTGTGGTGAACCCTGGTCGAAAGCCTCATCGCCGGTCTTCACGATCTCAATCTCAATCTTCTTGTACTCCGGCAGCCCGTCTATCGCGGTCTGAATGTTGACGATCGCCGTCACCGCGCGTCCCGCCGCCCCCTCAACGTCCCCGGCCATCGTGCCGGATGCGCTCCCCGCGTCGGCGAACGCCGTCTCGATGATGCCGCCCTGCGTATCCACTTCCAGCCCCAGATCGCCCATGCGGGAGATCATCGTCGTACTCTCGGTGTCCGCGCTGGCGCGCAGTGTTTCCCACGCTGTAATCTGCGCGGTGATGTCGGCCTTCGCGTCGGCCGTCAATGTCGCACTCTCCGTGCCGATGTTTTTGATGAAACCCACCACGTCATCCGCCGAAGTCTTTCCCCCCGTCGCCCAATCGCTGAACAGCCCCAGCAGCCTATCGGTCGCCAGTTGCACCTCGTCCACCACGATGCCGAACTCCCCGGCCAGCGCCGACTTCATCTCCAGCGCCTGATCTTTGGTGATCTGACCCATTCCCAACATCTGGTCGGTTTGCGTCCACAGCATCTCGCCGAGCGCGCGCTGTTGCTCAGCTAACATATCCTTATTGTGAGTCTTGTACGCTTCCAATGCCCCCGCCACACCCGTCTGCACATTGCCGGTGAACGTCTCCCAGGCCGCCGCCGCGCGCTTCGCCATCTCCTCCTGCGCCGCCGCGCTCTCCTGCGCCGCCGTCGCCAGGTCGCGCAGCGTGCCGGGCAAATTCGCCGCCGCCGCGCCCATCACCTGGTACTTGCCGGTGGCTTCCTGCACCACGCCCATTACTTCCCGGTAGCCCGCCACACTGTCCGCATGCACCGCCTGCACGGCCTGGCCCGCTGCCACGTACTGGTACTGCGTGATGTTTCCCTGACCGTACTCGTAGGCCAGCAAATCCATCGCGCTGGCCTGCATATTCGCCAGCCGTGTGGTGTAACCCATCTGCACGGCCAGTTCCCCCTGCTTGCGTGTCATCGCCGCTTGGCTCAACCCGGTATTCCCCAACGACGTAGAGAGCGTGTCGTACAGCGCCGCCTGTTCTTCAAGCGCCGCCTGTTCTTCATTTAGGGCTTGCGTCGAAATCAGAGCCTTCGCTGTGGTCCGGACCACATCCTGTAATGCCGAACTGTATAACCTGGCCCCCGCGGCGGAATCCCCACTGCTAAGCGCATTCTTTTCCATCGCGTAGGTCGTCGCATCTATCACCTCGATACTGTATTCGGCAACAAACTGTGTGTCGAGAATCTCTTTGCCATACTGGTTGTACGATGTTCCGCTTTTCCGTATTGCTTGATTAACCTGCTCCACCGCTACGCGATAATCCTCGTAGCTGTTAGCCGATGTTAGCAATGTGTGGTTCAACTTCTCGCCGCTGGCATTCATCACAGCCTGTTTGTCGATGAACGCCACGGCGAACGGGTTGCTTTCGTCCAGGATCGTGTTGATTTCCGCTTGTTTGGTCGCGTACTTCTCCGCCACGGCCTGCGCGGAAGTAGAGCTTTCCGCGATCTTGTCCAGTTGCTTCGCCCAATCCGACCCGACCGTCTCAGTTTGCTCCACAATATCCTTGTAGAGTTGGAGCGCCTTGTTGATCGCGACTACGCTCAACACCACCGCCGCTAATCCCACCACGATAGGCACAAGCGCAGCCGACAAGCCCAACGACGCGACCTCCGCCGCCGTCGCGCCGCCGGCATAGAGTTGCATCCCCACTGCGGCTTCGGAGAGCACCGGCCCCAACGCGCCCACCACCGGCGCGAGTTTTACAAACGCTAGGTATCCGGTCCCGGCTATAATCGCCAGTCCCCCCAGCTGCACCGCCGAATTGACCAACACCGGGTCCATATCGCTCAGCGCATCCATAATCCCCAACACCGCATCCGCGATCTTGCCCGCCATCGCCACAATCTGCGGCCCGTTCTCATCATAGAATGCCGCCAACCCCTGTGCCATCTCCGTCCACACCGGGATGAACTCATCCCCCACCTTCGCCTTGAGGGTGTCCAGTGTTCCTTCCAGTGCCTCTTCTGCCCCCCGGAGCGTCGCCGCGCGCGCCGCCGCCACCTCCTGCGCGCTCGATGCCCCGGCGATGGCCTGCTCCATATCTCGCCAGCCGTCCGCGCCGTTGCTCAACAGGATATTCAGCGCCCGCTGGCCGTCCGCCCCGGCCAGCAAATACACCAACTCATTGCGCCGTTCGGTGGTCACATTTTGCAGTGCGGGAACCAGTTCCCCGATCAACTGCGGCATCTTTTTGAGTTGCCCCTCGCTATCATACAGGCTGATGTTAAGCTCGCGCCAGGCATCCGCAGTCTTGTTCGTCGGGCGCAGCATATTATTGATCATCGCCCGCAAACTCGTACCCGCCTCCGCGCCCTTCAGCGCGCTCTCGCTCAGCAGCGCCAGCGCCGTGTTGGTATCTTCGAGGGTGTACCCGAACGAGGCCAGCACAATCGCCGCGTTTTGATGCGCAGCCGCCAGGTCTTCAACTTCGGCCTGGCTCGCGTCCGCCGTGCGCACGAAATTGTTAGTTATGTCTACCGCGTCTTGCGCAGTCAGGCCGTAGGTGCTCATCGTGGAATTGACCAGCGTGGTCGCGCCATCCAGATCGAGCATCGACGCAGCTTGCAAGTCCACAGAGGCGCGCAGAATCCCGCCCAGTTCGGCGGTCCCGGCCATGTACCCTTCCAGGTCGCCGAACACGTCGCTGACGCTCTTGCCGCTCTTGAACAGGTCCGTCATCGAGCCGGCGGCTTGCTGCGCATCGATCCCCACCAGCGTGATGTCGCCGCCCACAGCGAACGCCGCGTCTTTCAGTGTCTCCATCGAAGCCGTGGCCGGATCCACCGCCGTGGACATGATCGCCATCTGCGACTGAAACTCTGTCGCCAACGTCTTCGTCTCACCGTACAACTCGCGCGCGCTACCGATCAATTTCCCGATACCTTGCGCGACCAAGGCCCCCATCGAGAAGTTGAAAACGTCATTGACCGACTTCTCTAGCCCGCCGAGTGCGTCCTGCGCCTGCTGCGCGCCTTTCTTTACGCCTTGCGCGTCTAGCTCTACCTTCCCGTATGCACTACCGAGTTCAATCGCCATAGCCTATCTCCGCTTGTGCTGGATCACAATCCAGCACTCACCAAATCCCGCTTTCCGGTACCTTCACCTTTCGCGCGCGTCCGCTCAACCGGGAGAATCCCCCACGTGGTTGTTTGCCATCCTGCCACGGCAGAGGGCGCTTCTTGCGGAGGCGTTCCTCTATGTCGCGCCCGACCGTCAAGCACGCCATATCCACCTGGTAGGCCTCCCAGCTATCGGCGTCCAAGTCCAGGCCCAGATAGCTGGCCGGGCGCTGCCCATAGGCAACGCCCAGGCTATGCAGATTCCATAGTAACCGGGAGTTCTCGACGAAAGGGCTTCAGGGCTTCACCATAGCGGTTGCACTCGCGGAAGATTGCCAGCCGGTCGATGATCGGCAGTTCGCCCACGCCGACGCTGTGCTCGCCGGGTTCGTCCGTGACCCGGGGATCGATGACGGCGGCCTTCACTACCAGGTTAATCGCGGTCGCGTATTCGGTCGCACTCTCCACAGTGATGTCGCCAATACCCTTGCTCATCACCTGATTTACCTGCGCCACCAGCGGCGCCGGTACATCGCCGCGCACGGCCATATCCATCAAGCTCACCCGGCACAGCTTTACTACCAGGCCCGAAGGGAGCTGCATCTCTTCCCCTTCCTGTTGTTGTTTTCGCCATGTCTGTAAATCCATCGTGTATTTCTCCTTCCCGTGGCCGTAGCCGCGCTTTTCATAGCGCGCTCCGCTCCCATCGGATATTTCTCCTATCCGTGGTTATCGTCCGTTAATGTCGATTAGCGGGCGTTCCCTACGCCAAACAGTCCCGTTTTCCGTCTACCGGCTGTCATCTACACGCCCGAAAAAACGCCCGCTAATCGTTTAAGTTGTTGGCAACTCCTCCGCCGTCTCATTTTGCACGATGTCCCAAATCCCGTTCGCCCCGTCATCGATACAGATGATGGACCCCATCGAAGACATCATGAACTCGCCGTCGCCGAGACTCCCTTCCAATCCATTCGTGAGTTTGCACTTGTAGAGCTTCACGTGAATATCGTCGATGCCGTCCGCCAGACTCTTGCCGTAAACCTTGAAATATGGCAGCCGCTCCGCGCCATCGCCGGTAAGCGTCGTCTTGCACGTGGGTGTCGTACCCGATACACTGACCGTGCGCCCGGTCATCAGCGCGTAGGCTTCCAAACTGATCCCGCCCGCTTCCAGACTGGCCTCCACCGCGTCCACCTCGCTCACCACGGCCACCGTCTTCCCATCGCCGCGCAGCTCCCCGCTCACCAGACGCTCAGAAAACTGCATCGTCTGCGCGTAAGGCAAGTCCACCTGAGTGCTCCCGGCGATATTCGTCAACTTGATGTCGTAAATGCCAAAAGGCTTTTGTCCATAGTCAGTCGTCATCCTGTTACCTCCCAATCTTCTTTACCTGAATTTTTCAAAATACCCCGCGCCTGGCTAACCCATGCGTGGATTTGCTTGCGACTGGCCCAAATCGTCTTATCCAGCCGTGTGATCCCCGTGTCATCCAACGCCGCCAAATCAGATAGTGTGGCGATCCCGGCCAGCGCCATCTCCGCGGCGCGTTGTGGGCCAATGCCCGCGAGCCGGAGTATCGCGTCGTCACTATCCACTACGAACGCACCCCCCGGCTCGGTCAGTAGCTCGGCGACCAAACCCGCCTCGACTACTTCCTGCACAAATCCGGTCGCGCGGCTCCATTCATACTGTTCCACCAACCGCCGCACTACCTGCGGGCCTACAAACCTAATCTGCATCGTAGCACCTCCACAATCTCGCGCGCTGTTCGTTCCCAGGGCGTGCGCGCCATAGTTGAAGCTGCGCGCCGTCCAAAGTCTGCTGCATCTTCAGGATGCTCGACGCACCAGTGCAGCCACCCTTCCAGTACCGCGCCGTCCGGTTCTGCCCAATAGCCGAGGTCGCCCCATTCCTCTGGACCGTAATCGGCTATCGACATTCCCTTCGTGGTAATGGGAAGCGCCCAAGCGTAAATATCTTCCGCCAGGCCTCCGTAATCCGTAGCGATCACCGGCAGGCCCGTCGCGGCGGCCTCGCGGGGCGGCAGTCCCCATCCTTCCCCCCGCGACGGGAACACGAAGCAGTCGGCGTCTTGCAGCATCTCCCGCAGCTTGGGCAGGTCGAACAGCCCCTCGATCAACTGCACATTATCGTCGAGCACGCCCTTGATCCCCGGCGGCATTTGGCGGAAGTGCATCACGAGCCGTACATCCTTCCGATCCCCAAACGCGCGCCGGAACGCGGTATACGCAATCGACCAGCCCTTGCGCCCATCGGGAGTCCCGCTCCACAAGAACGTGTACGGGCGGCCCTTATGCCGGCGCTTTAGCGGGAAATAATCCTGCGGATCGATTCCCCACTTGATTATCTCAATCGGCCTGGTCACGCCATTGGCCTCGAAGATGGTCTTGCACCACGCGCAGGGGACCAACACCAGCACCGCGTAGCGGTTGAGCTTCTCCACCCATCCGGCGGGCAGCCGCGTCGCCTCAAACATCGTATAACTCACCAACGGCGCGCCGTTGGTGTCGATCAACGGCAGCCAATCGGGAGTACACAACGCCACCGTGGGCGCGTAAGTCTCCCATCGCTGCGCCTCGTCCAGCACCGGCACACCCAGGTTTAACACGGTCGTCTCCGGCGCATCCTTCAGCAACGCCGCCGCGATCTTGATCGTCGCGTACCCATATCCGTCTTTCGGCTGATGAAATCCCGCAAATGTAAGCTGCATTCCCACCTCCACTAGGTGCGTTGCACTTTCCGAAGTGCGCTGCACCTGTTCTTACCTCAATCGCGTCACTTGATAGCGGCTCAATGCCAATGCGCAGTTTAGCACTGCATCGCGCTGGTCCGGCACATCACCCACGTGCCGCATCTCCCACATCCCGCTGCTGCTGATCCGCTGCCGGTGCAGCAGCGCGTACACCCGACCTCTGGCCGCGTCGATGTTCGTGTATCCCTGGCGCTCGTAGAAATACACTAGCACAAAGAGCCGTGAGCTGGTCGCAAACGGCCCCACCGGATCTTCGGCCTCCAATGTCAATAGCGCGCACGGTTTAATTTCGTCGTTGGCGTCAAAGGCGCTGGGCGTCAACTGCCGCGAGATCTCCGTCGCGGTATACAGCCCGCCGGTGAGTGTAGCCATCAGCGTCGTCGTATCCGCCGCCAAGAAGTCTCTAAGCGTGTCACGCATTGTTAATCAGCGGGCGGAAAATCTGTTCCGCGCCCGATGTGCCAGTCCAGAATTACTCCATCCCGGTCTTTGTGTAAAACAACCACACGATTAAAAATGCAGCCGGTGATGGTATTAAAAATCCCCAGTGGGGTTAGACCGCGAATGTAGAAACGATTTTTCAAATATTCCATATCGTGTATTTCTCCTATCTATGATCTTTTTTCCTGGGCCTCATCTCCGCCACCACATTCCCGTCGCGCACATCCCGCCAGAGAACCTCCCACGCGCGTTCGGTATACAAACGCCCATAAGACTGATGCCATGAACTCTCAGGATCGAAATACAAAAACGTATCGGGATGAAACCCGCGCTTGTGCGTGGGATCGCGCCACAGATTCTCGCTCTGCCACCCCACCGCCTGGACGTGCAACACACCGGAGGGCTGAAGAATGCGCCAGCACTCGTCCATAACGGCGACGGTGTTATCCAGGTGCTCCAACACATCTATAGCCTCAATCCTCTCCGCCACATCGTCGCCAAACGGCCAGGGCATAATATTCAAATCGTGAACCACGTCCACGTGTCCCAATGCCACCCGGTCCACATGCACACACCCCGGCCTGAAATCATTCCCGCAACCAAGTAGAATTATCATAGTTTCTGTTAATCCGCTTTAACCGTCATTTCTATACCGTATACCCCGCGTTTCGCCCATTGAATACGCGCGTAATCACTCTACAAAACGCCCGTTAAATCTCCCAATCTCCCAATCTTCAATCTTCCGGGAACGGCAACTGCACCGTCTGATCGCCGAGCAGCGCCTCCAAGTCCTCTTCGTCGCCCCACAGCCACACAACCAGATCGTTCGCAATCCCCACGGCCAGACTCGTCGCGAACATATTCTGCGGCATCACGCCTAACCACGAGGCGTAATCGTCCATCGCACCCCAGGGCTGCGTCCCGTTCAACCAGCCGCGTGTCTTATCTACAAAAGCCGCGTCATCCATCAGCACCGCAGTCTTATAGCACAGGCATTGCACGTGAATCGGCAGGCTGATCTCGCCCTTTGGGTAGACATTGGTACCATCCTCCCCGTTGACGACGACGTCCTCACACGCGCAAAAAATATCCGGGTGACTGGGGCTGAGATTGATCGCTTCTTTCTCTACCCAGGGCATCTTGCTGAAAATGTCATCCGTCGCCATGTGATGCACGACCTGGAACTCATTTCGCGCCAGGCGCAGCGCGTTGTACGCCACCCCTTGCCCCGCGCAGGCCGTGCCGCTGTACAGCCCGGTCCGGTCCCCGCTGGCGATATCCTGCTTCGTCCGCGCGTACAAGCGCGTGCTGGTCCATCTGGGACAATCACGTCCCCCGCCGAGATACTGCTCCAATTGCTTCGCCACATTCCACGCGCTGTTCCCCTCGGCGACGCCCTGCATCAGGGTCGCGCGGATGCCATTCCAAGATTGTTGATCCTGATTCCAGATCCTCTGGCTTAGCGTCAGCCCATCGCCATACAACCGGCGATTCGCCGCGTCCAGCACCTCCTGCAACTGCGGTCTGAACACCGCGTCAAAATCCGGCTCCTCCACCATTTCCAAGAATTGGCGATTCACCCCTTCACTGAATCGCTGATTTACCGATTCGCTCATTTGCTGATTCGCTAATTCGCTCGCCCCCCGGTGCAGAACCGCCAGGCCGCCGTAAGCCAGGCTTCCCGCCTGCCAGCGCGCCGCCTCGAAGAGCGCCTGCCAGCCGCGATAAAACGTCTGCCAGGCCGCCAGCATATCCCGTTGCGCGAACAACAGTCCCAGATCGTTGAGCATCCCCTCCTCGTCGGCGTGCTGCATCGCAATCGCGCGGAACTCCGTCGCCAGCGCGTTCAACCGTTGGTGCGTCTGCCCCACAAAGTAAAGGTGCAGCCGCATCAGCCCGGCTTGCTGCGCGTCTCCCGCCAAATTGCTCGGAATATCGGCTAGCGTCTTTTTATTCGCCATTCACCCTCGCCAGTAATCGATCGGCCGAATTTGCCGCCACGTCCGGCGCACCCTCTGCCGCGTCGCCGGTCGGCGTCAGCAGCGTATCCCATTCCACATCCGGCAGGAAACGCTGCATCAACAACCACACTGCCGCGTCTGGCAGACCTAACGCGCGCAGCCGCACCCCGGCCTCGGCGATGTCGCGCAGGTCAGCCGGTTTTAATACCTTCTTTGCCTTCCAGTGATACTCGACCGTCAGCATATCCGGCAAAATTCCCGCCAGCAACCACGCCAACGCAAATAACGGGCGCAGAATCTCTTTCTCGGTCCAGGGCCGCAGCGTTTCCAGGGTCTCGTCGTACTGCTCCTTCTGCTCCTGGAGAACGTCGCGGTTCAAATCCTGCCCGTAGCCCAGGAGCGACATCGGCACTGGTGAGGCCAGCCACCAGGTGCGGACGTGATGGAGAATGTCCCCGATCTCACCGAGTCGCGCGTCACCCTCGACCGTCTTGATCTCTGCCGTGCCGAAGAAGTCCTGAATCGCGGCCAATGGGCTATCCAGAATGTCGGCATTGAGCACCTTGTACCCCTCAATCTCCTGGGCCGACGTTCCTACAGGGAACTGGTGATTATATTTCATCCCCGCACGCGTCTTGCGCCGGGTGGCGACGTCGTGCTCCCCCTCAGTGATCCGTTTCCACACGCCGGTCGCGCTCCTGAAGAGGGGCCGCCCGTAGCGTTGCCCCTCGTCGTGGCTCCACCGCGCGTGGATGATTTGCCATTCCGCAAACCACAGCGCATCGCTCGGCGGCTTCAGCCCGGTTTGATAGGGCGCGTCGCTCCACCAAAACGCCCGCGCCGGATCGTCGAACTGATCCTGCCGATTTGAATTGCGGTGCATTTCAATCGTCGGCTTGCGCGTCACCCCGACGATCTCCCGCGATTCGCTGATCTCCACTTCGAGAAACGAGTCGCCGTCGCGTGCGCTGAGTCTGATCCAGTCGTCGAGCCGTGAGACCAGATCGAGCCGCGTCAGCAGATCGGCGGCCACCTGGTCGGCGGCGGCGTTGCCCGTCGTCACCGTGAACCCCGCGCCCACCATATCCCGCGCCAACGTGTGTAGCACATCGTCCGCGCGCGGATCCTCGTCGTACATCTTCCGGCACGTCTCGATAATCGCTTGACGCGCGCGATCGGCGCTCAGGCGTGTCAACTCGTCTCCCACGCTAGGCTTGGAACGCGGCTCGCTCGTGGTCTGCTCGCCACGGTCGCGGGTCAGCCACTTCTGCCACAACTGCGTGATCTGGTTTGCCAGGCTCATGTTTTTAATAACCCCCGCATCATCGCTTCCAGGCGTGATAAATTGCTCTCCAGCGTGCTCATCACAATACCATAGCGTGCATTGAGTTCCAGGAACTTCCCGTAAAAGACCGTGTGACCCAACGTGACGACCAACCGCTGCTTAGTTCCGCTAATCGTCGCCGTGTCCGTCTTCAGCGAGGGATCGACTTTGACTATGCCGGTGATCGCCGGCATCCCAAAACCATCAACCGCGAAGAACAAACCACTGCGCGCGTTACCCGTGCGGTCTTCCCACTTCGCCCCGCTGCGCGCCGCGTTCTGCACCGACAAGCCCCAGTGCGCCGCGACCGCGTGCAGCGCCACGAACAGCCGCCCGCCGTCGCCGAACTCCTGCTCAATGCGCTCCTGAATCTTCTTAGGCCGTTTCACCCACCGAAACTTGAGAGCACTCCCCATCCTATCCTACCATCCTCCCCATCCTGCTCTATTGCACCACCTCGGCCTCGGCCACCACCGCCGCGCGTTGATTCGGCCTGACAATGACCACCTCATACAACAGCCCCGTGCTATCGTTGAAGCGATCCCCTGGTTGCACATTGCCGGTCATTCCAAATAATACGACGATGCGCCCTCGGCTGGCCCGGGCCTGACCGTCCTGCTGCACGCTGCCGCCGCCCATCCGTGCGATACGCGCGCTCTGCGCCGCCAGCGTCGTTCCCCCGCGCCGGATCGTGATGCTTTGCGCGTTGTCGCCGCGCACCGCCGCCAGGTCTGTCGCCGCCTGCATCCAATCCATCATCTGTTACCACTCCTGGTCATTTAGCCCTATCAGCAACTCCGTCGGTTCCATCTACACGTGTATCGCCAGACCAGCCATACATATATGTACCTCTATCAGCATACTGATACACGCGCCGGAAACCGACTTTTTCATAAAATTTGATAGCAACTTCATTTGTACATTTAACGCCGAGGCAAACACCTTTACCGAGTACGCTGGCAAATCTTTTAATTGTCGCTATCAAGCTAGATCCAACACCAACACGACGATGTTTTGGATCTACAAATAGTCGATCAATCCATACAAACTCAGAGTCTAGCTGTGATAACTCTGCAAATCCAACGATTCCCCCATCGGATGAATTTGCTGTAAGAACTCTGGTAGTGAAATCATCCATACTGACCGGCAAATCGTAAATTGTACAATCCATCATATCAGCAGCCCCAGACTATCGTAGCGCGCCCGGCTGCCCGTAGACCCACCGGCGACGGTTTCCAGATACTCGGATTCCAATGCCACCGCCATTGCCTTCAAACTATCAGAGGAAGTCGCCTTCTTCACCCGTTCGTCGCCAATCGCGTATTCCACGATCTCGCCGGTGGAGGCCGTCACCGCTGCCAGCGCTTGCTTGCGCAGCGCGATAGCCTGCGCCTTCAGTAGCACTACTCCCGCATCCTCATCCGTGAGATAGGGATATACCTCGCTGGAGTTCAACACGTGCCCCGCCACGTAGCGCAGCGTGCGGCTCAGCGTGTAATTCGGCGTCGGTGTGAACGTGATCGTCAACCCGTTCACCGTATATCGCTCGTTCCAGTTGCTCGACAGCGGCACGATCCCCGCCGCCGTGTGGATGATGCCATCCCGCGCGGTAAAATCATCCAACTTGATGAGAAACTGGAAATCATCGGGGAGCGCGTAGGTCGCCGTCCCGCTGACCACTGCCAGCATCGCAATCAGCGTCATCGGACGCCGCCGCGCATAATCCGCCACCGCGTCCTTGACCGCGTACTCGTACTGCGCCGAGGAAGGCACACCGCCACGCGCCAGTACGTCGGCCTGCAACCGCGTCACCAGGTCATCGAGTGCGATGCTCACACCGTCCCCCACTGGTATTGCACAGTTGCCGAGACGTCCTCTTCGATGATCTTGATCACCCCGCCCGGGCTGATCGGAATAATGATCGATGTACCGGCGGAGATCGAAAAACCGGTCGTCGCATCCGGCGCAGTCCCATCCAATCGGTATCTCACGGCTTTCGTCTCCACCTGGATCTTGAGCGCATTGACCCCCGCCGGCGCAGTCAGCGTCACCGTGCTGCTGAGAGCAGCATTTTTCGTGTGTGCTCCCACCGCCACAAAAGGTGCTTCATAAACCTGCATCTTACCCTGCGCGTTTATCATTTGCCTCCGCCTTCCTGCTGCGCCGGCGTGCTGGAAGCGCCGCCGGATTGTCGTCCACCGGCGCAGGTTCCACCACGTCCACGAACTGCTGCACCGGGCGATCCAGCCACACAAACGCCTCCGGGTCATCGTCGACCATCTGTCGCGCCGTGTACTCGTCCACCTCTACCACGTCGTCCACATCGCGCCATCGATGTGCCACCACCCGTCGCTGCAACACCTTCACTTTTGCCATATTGCCCTCCTGCATAAACAGGGGCAGGTGACCCCGCCCCTGTCTTCCGTTTACCATCTACCGTCTACCGTGTTAGTCGTTCCGCAACATCACGCTGATCGTTGGCGTCACTGTGCTGCTGTGCTCGATCTTGAACCGTACATACTTCCCGGTCAACGGAATTCGCAGATAATCCGTGCCGTCCGCGCTCATAGTGATTTGATACGTCGCTTCGGTCACCGCCGAACTCATGGATGTCGTCGAGGTTGCCGTGCCGGTGCTGGTCACAACGGTCGTAGTCTGGGCCAGCGTGTTGGCTACGTAGGTATAAGTGGCATCCGCCCAGTTGCTCTGATCTACGCTGAATTGTGGCGTAATCGTGATGTACGAAGAAGGCGAAATGTCGGCGGTCACAAAGATGTCCGCGCTGTGATACATCCAGATCAGGCTGATATCGCTGCCGAAAACCGTCTTCGGCGCATCGGTGTAGGTCACGGTCGATCCCGCAACCACCGCACCATTCCAGAACATGTTCGGCCCCCGAATCCCCTGCACCGTCCCCGGCAGCGGCTCACCCGGCTGGCTGGCCGCCACACTCCCCGCCAGCAGCACCACCAATGCCAGCGCAATCAATCCAACCCAGGTTAAACTTTGCTTCAGTTTCATCGTTCGTCTCCTCTCTAATTTCTGATTTTTGATTTCTGATCTGATCCCCTGACCCCCTCTCCACGTGTGGAGAGGGGGTCAGGGGGTGAGGTTAAGCAATCTTCACTAACGCCCCCTTCTCCGCCACCGGCGAATCGGTCACGTTGTACTCCTCGGCATAATACTGATCTGCCGCCAGGAGCTTGCTCGTAGCGCCGCTCACATCGTAGGTCGGGTACGGCCCTTTGATCGTCATCGGGCTGTAAACCCAGTGCATCACCAACTCCCGGTTGGCGACCAGCAGATACCCATCGCTGAACTCGGTGCTGGCGAACAACGGCAACCCCTTGATCCGCCCCACGAAGCCATTGGCGTTGAGTACCGCGTCCGGGAACCCGTCACGCTTGAACCCGCTCCAGTTGCTGATCAGATCGGCGTTGGTCCTGCTGGCGATGATGCCGGTCGGCGTGTAGAAGCGGTTGTAAACCTTGACGCTGGCCTGCCCGATCAGCTTGACCAGGGCATCCAGCGTGTCGGTCGCGCTGGTCCACGTCCCGGAAATGTTGCTGGCGACGCTCAACGCGGCGCTCAGCCCCATATACAGCGCGCCCTGGTCGATCTTGCGCCGGATCTGCGAGACAAGCGTAGACAGCGTGCGCTGGGTGGCGTCCCATCCAAGCTGCGAGCGGCTGAAGACCACCGCCTCGTTGCTGATTTGTTGCGCGAGCCGGTCGGCAGCGGCGTCCATCGTCTTGTAGGTCAGGTTCAGTTCGCCGTGCTCGATGGGCGACATCTCGCCCTTGCGGATGGCGGTGTAGTTATAAGTGGCCCGCAGGGATTGGCTGTCGGCGATAAGCCCACCGGTCAACGCCTTCAACCGCCCACCGGCATAGTCGACGACGTAGTCGCTGCCTTCGGTGTAAGTCACGGTCACGCCGGAGTTGGTCACGACCACCGCGCCCGGGGTGAGTCGCTTATAGGTCATCACCACCCACGTATCCAGATCTGCCACCACCGTCTCGCTGGTCGATGTACCCGTGTAACCGGTGTCGCCGGAGAAGACTTCGTAGTAGAGGCGGAAGGGGCTGACGTCGGTTGTCCCGAATGCAAACACATCTGCCGCGATCAACATCGGAATGGCCTCGGCTACGATAGCCCGGCTCACGCTATAGGGCAGATTCAGATCGTTAGCGATTTCCGCTTCCTCGAAAAGTCTGGCCTCACGCAACAGATGCCCCTTGTGGGCCTCATCGAAGCGCGCCAGATACTTCGCCGCGAAAATCTCCGCCGCCGTGAGTGGCTTGCGGTGATCCCACCGGCGCAGGCCAGAGTTCATCATGCTCTCTTGCAGCGCCCACCCCGCGCGCGCAAACGCCGGAATCCCCAACTCGCTCTCGATGACCGGCCCCATTACTCGTATCCCGCCGTGGTAGCCCCGGCTTTCCAACACCAATTGCGCCTGAATCGCGTCGTACTCCTTGCGCTTGGCAACGATGAAAACTTTCGCCTCATCCACACTTTTCGGTGCGGCAGCCTTGACCGCCTCGACGAACGCCCGCTTCATCACCTCGTTGTAGGGCAGGTCTTTGGTCTGCGACTCGATGTACTCGCTCACTTCCCGCGCGCGCTTCTCCTCGCGCAACTTCAGCAGCTCCTCGGCCTGCATCCGCATCGCCTCGGTGATGTCGGCGGTCTCGTTCAAACCAAGCAACTTGCGCAGCTCTTGATCGTGCTCGACCAACAACTTGCGCTTGTGCTCATCATCCTCCGCCTTCGCGCGGAGGGCTTCCTCCAATTCGACGCGCTTCTGCGCATCGTGTTCCTCGATGATTGCCCGCACGAGGTCGGGATACTCTTTTCGTAGCTTTTCCAAATCAAGTAACATAGTCTCATCTCCTGACTTTTGACTTTCAACTTTCGACTTTTGACTTTCAAACAGCGTCACACCCGCTTCCGGATCGCTCTGCTGGTATGGAGCCGTCAGATCGTAACCGGTGATCTCCAACCACGTCACCTCCTCGATCTGCTGACTATCCTCTTCCACTATTTTAGATTCTCCGTAAGCGCGTTGACTGATACCCGGAATAACGCCGCCCTCCATCATGGCGCGCACATCCCGCCCGTTGCTGGTGCCCAACAGTTTGCCCGATACCGTCGCGTGCTTGCCGTCGAACCCGACCCCGGTCCAATTGACCACGGTCTCCAACAACAGTGGATGCCGATTTCCCTTCGAGTTCGGATGATCCGCTTCCCCCGTCACCACTGAAGACGCCTCAACCTTGAGACGTCCTTGCCCGGCGCTTTCATTCAGATGACTGCGTAATCGTCGCAGCGCTGCTTCCAGCACCGGCCCCGGATATCGCCGCCCGTTGGCGTTCACCACGTCGGCAGTCACTCCCATTCCCGCGATCAACCATGGTCCATTCGGATTAGGTTGCTGCCCTTCGGTCAACAGCCGCACCGCCGTGGGGATCGTTTCCACCCATTTTTGTCGTTGCGTGCTCTCCTGCATCGGGCGGTCGGTAGTCTGCGGCACGTATGCCAGCTCCACCACCTCCCACTGCTCACGCGGCGCGAACACGTAACGCTCCCCCTCGCGTTGATACGTGACAAAGTAGAATTCTTCTGGTTGCAGCTCCTCGCTTTCGACGATGACGTGCGCGGCGAAGATTTCCCGAATCCACGGCCACCACTCGTCTGTCGTGACAAACTGCGCCCGGAAATCGCGCCGGATTTGCATCAACATATAGTCGATGCTGCCCTTCACCTCATCCAGAGGTTGCCCCCGCTCCACTTTTTTCTTCTTCATACCCACCTCCTGCATTAACAGGCATTTTTCAACGCCCTAACTCCCACCTATCTACCGTCTACGGCCTACTGTCTACCGTCAAAACGTCCATTAAAGCCGTTTAACGGCCCTTCTCTCGCTTGTGCTGGATTGCCAAATCCAGCACTCACACCACGCTCTGCACTACCCGTCCCGGCGCACTTGCCGCGCGTCCCCCACCAAATGCCAGCTTACTGAATGCTCCCGAACTGGCGTCTACCTGGTCGTCATTCGTCCCATTCGGGAACGCGCACAACTCGTTGATGTACGCCGCGTTCCAGGATGCCCGCTTCAGGAACATATTCAGCGCCTCACACTGCGCTGCAAACGGCCCGGCGCGAACTTCCTTGCTACCGCTGGCAACTTCGACATGCACCGTGAATCCCGCGAGATTGCGCAGCGTCGCATTGGCGCTATCTTTGCCCCCGCTGCCTGGCTCCTGCTCTGCCCAGATTTCCACATTGATGCCATCCAATTCCGCTGTCAGTCGCATTGTCTGGTCGCGTGCTAAATCCGACCATTGCCCGCACACCACATCCTCGACATAATATCGGCTCTGATATTCGGCCATCAAAAGCCCTGTAGTGAAATTTCCCGCGCCTTCTGTGCCCGCTTTGTCCCAATATCTGATTCTGCGCGCGCCAGAAGGGATTTCGTTGACGATCTGGAACCATTGCCGCTTGAACTTGTTGCCCTCCGGCTGCCTGGGCGTGGCCTCGTACTCCGCATACCATACCACCCCGCCCACATCGCGCCGAATCTCGCCTAGCGCTTCCGCGCTGAATCGCTGCGGGCACAATGCTTCACCGGCCTGGCGTCCCAACGGATCGGGCAACCCTGGCGGCAGTCCCACCAGCGCGTGGCTCTCATCGCGCTCCGGTTGACTCTCCGCCACTGCCGGAAGCCGCAGGATCGTCCAGCGTTCTCCCTGCTCGGAGAGCAGCCGCCCCGCGAGATCGTCCTCGTGCCAGCGGGTCATCACCAGGATGATCGCGCCGTTCTCCCAGATACGGGTGCGGAATGTCCCCCGCCACCAATCCCATACCTGATTGCGTACCGTGAGACTCTGCGCTTGCTTCCAATTCTCGAACGGGTCGTCGATGATCCCCAAACTCGCCCCGTGCCCGGTCACCGGCCCCCCGACGCCTACCGCCAACATCCCCCCGCGTTTCCCGGCGATGCGCCAGAGCTGTTTGGCCCGGCTGTCCTGCCGCGTCTTCACATTGCGGAAAATCTCCGCGTAAGCCTCGCTCTCCACACAGGACCGGGCCTCGGCGCTGTGTCGCTCGGCCAGGCTTGCCCCGTATGAGCTAAGGATCACCGGATCGTCAGGACGCTTCCCCAACCAGAAGGCCGGAAGGCGCACACTCACCAACTCACTCTTCCCGTGCTGGGGTGGAGCAAAGATCATCAACCGCGTGATCTCGCCGCTTATAACCTTTTCAAGGTGCCTGGCAATCAGCCAGTGCGCCGGATCCGCCACGTATTGCGGATACGTCCAGCGCGTGAAATCAATCAGGCTCTGCTTGGCTAACGCTCTCCGTGCATCCCGCCGCAACTGCGCTATCTGTGCCTTCGTCGGCGATAGCCCGCAAGAATTGAGGAGAGAGTCCGCTAACGTCAAGTTTTACCACCTGGTCTGGCTGCTCCGTGATTTCTACCGGCACCGCGCCGGGATGCAGCGCCGCCAACCGCGCCGCCAGTTCCTCGCTGCCCAACGTCAGCAGCGTCACCGATGATTCCGTGCGGTAATCGGCGCGGTCCGTTACACTGACCGCCGTCTGTCGCAAGCCCATCACCGCGTCCACCATCCCCTCGGCAATCGCACGCCGTAGGAACTGCTGTGCTGCCATCTCGACACGTAACGTCTCCGCATCGTTATGCTGACCATACTGTGCCTCGACGTATTCCCATACCAGCCGAATTTTGGGGTTAGTCTTCCATTTCCCGTACCAGATCGACCGCGCACAAATCTTGCGCTTATCCGGGCGTTCCCTGTCGAAGATACTATCCTCGGCTACGCCTGGCGTCGCGCGCGCGATGCCATACAATATAGCGGTATAGCGCATCTTCGCCGCTTCCTTGCCCCTGATCGCCGAGAGCCTGGATGACAACTCGCTATCCAGCACCGACAAAACTGAGTCGGGCAACAAAAATTCGGTCATTTTGTGGTCAGTTATTGGTCACTTTGATTTCAACACTTCGAGAAAGCTGCTCGTATAAGGTAACCGCCTTATGAATACGCGAAACACGCTTTACCGCAGTTTTAGCATCTCCACCGGCGACGGGGGCAGCGCTTCAATCGATTTCGCCTCCTGCTCGATGGCCTTCAGCACCAGGTCGAACTTGCCCGCAGCCCAGGCCGCGCGGCGCGCCTCGCGCAATTCGGCCAACAACCGTGCTTTGCGCTTCTCCTGCTCCACCTTGACATCGGTAGCCCACACCGCTTCCAGAAACACAATGTCCGCGCACACTGTCTCCAGATCACCGGGAATACCACCCTGTTGCAACGCGGCCCGGATTTCGAGCGGCGTCAATCCCCGCAGATGCAGCGCCGCCACTCGCATCCTTCGCACATCGTCCGTAACCGCCACTGATTACGCGCACCTGCCATCTTCGTAGATGACCCACTCCGGCAAATACGCCCCTGGCGGTATCAGGTCTGGCTTACCGATGATGGTGCATTCGGCCCATTGTAAAAGAGTATGGAGATCGTCAGTCAGCAGTGAATTCGTCTGCCGCACTTCGGGGTCGTACATCCGTACTTCTTTCCCCGCATCCAGCAAGCGTTGCGCCACCGTAATCCACGGACTCTCACGCACGTCGTCCGTCCCCATTTTGAAACTGGCGCCGATCACGGCGAAGCGCTGCGCGCCGGTCGCCAGCGACCGATCCACAATCCGCCACACGCGCTTATCGTTGCTGTGCATAACGGCGGTTAACACAGAGGCGCTCTTTCCATCACACATTCCCACCAATGCCCGTAAATCCTTCGGCAAGCACGACCCACCGAACGGGGCACCGGGGCGCAAGTACGCCCCGGAAATGTTGAGCGCGGTATCCTGGATGAAGATATCCATCAAAGCGCGCCCATTGACACCTACCGTCACGGCAATGTCTCCGATCTCGTTAGCGAACGTCACCTTCAGCGCGTGCCAGGCGTTGGAAACGTATTTCACGAGCATCGCGGTTTTGCAGTCGGTCACAATCTGCCGCGCCCGGATATGTGCATACAGCCCTGCAAGTTGCTCCCCGGCGCGAGTGTCTGCTTGTCCGATCAGCACAAAGGGCGGATTGGCAAAATCCTTCACCGCCGAACCTTCACGCAAGAACTCAGGATTCACACAAAAACCGCACTTGCTATGCCCGGAGTACCAGTCTAAGTGCAACACGAGGTTATCCACCGCTGCCGGCGGGATTGTGCTCCGTATCGCCACTACGTGATAGCCAGTATGCTCTTTCAGGCCCGCAGCGATCACGTCTAACGCGCTACACACTGCACCTAGATCAACACTGCCATCCGTTGCCGATGGCGTCCCCACACACACCAAACTCACGTCGTTATCGCGCACCACCGCCGCGCCGTCCTGCATAAAGTGCAACCGCCCTTCATTGCACGCGTAACTCATCAGACTTTTCAAATCTGGTTCGTAAAACGGCAGGTTCCCCGCGTGCAACAACGCCAACTTCTCGTGATCGACGTCCACACCGATAACATCGTGCCCGTAATAGGCCAGCATCACCGCCGTCACCAACCCCACATGTCCCATCCCGAAAACCGCGACCCTCATTCGTTAACCACCGTTTCCCTTCGCCCGACCTGCCCCATCACGCTCGAAACACTCTGGGCACCGCCACAGCGTCCCAACATGCTCCAAAGCCGTCCCGCACCGTGAACACACACGCACCTCAGCTAACCGCCAACCGCGCGTACCACAACCCACCGACACATGGCCTACCCGGCCCTTCTTCCTCCGGCACGGACACCGCCTCCCCGCGTACTCCTGCCCACATCTACAGTGGCGCATCACTGGAGCAAACCTCCACTTTGCGCAACCGCCCACAGTAGCCCGCCGAAAAGCGTCAGAATGATAACCCCCCCGATGATTATCAAGCCCCAACGCAGCCCGCGCACCCAGGGCTGCATTTCTTTAATATCGTCTTCGCTCTGATCCAGGCGCGCGCCGAATTTTTCAACCCCAGCGAGCGCAAGGCGCACGCTGGTCATATCCATGTCACGCTTATGCCCAGACTCAACCAGGCGATCCACCGACTCAATCAGCTTATCAACACGCAAAACAACCTGCGTCAACTGCTCGCCGAGCACGGCCATCGTAACCCGTCCATCGAAGTCGTTCATATTACCTTAATCTCCGACCCGCAACATTTCATACACCAACGCCGGATCAATATGCGCGCACAAAATCGGGGCCGGATCCACCCACTGAATTTCCGGCGTCACCCACTCGCGGGTGATGGGATCAAGCGCCGCGTCCAGATGCAGATGATCGCCCTCGTTTGGATAATCCGCAATCACGCCGAGCACCTGCCCTGCCTCTACAACATGCCCGGCCTGCACCTGCACATCGATGTGCGCGTACCGGAACCACACCGGCGCGCCCTCGTGCTCGTGGCGAATCACGCACATTCCCACCCCGCTCCAACTGTCGGTCACATAATGCACCACCCCGGCAGCCATTGCGACGACTGGCATACCGCGTTCAACATCGCCGTAAGGTGGCACGTCTAAATTGATGTCGTAACCACTGTGCGGCCACGGCTGCCTGTTGCGCCGGTTAGGATTCTCGTTCGTCGTCCGCAGATCGTGCGTGTACCCGCGCACGCCCCACTTCAACGGCGGATATTGCGCCGTCCCCACCGGCAGCGTCCAATCTGCAGCGTGCTCCGGCGGCGCTTCAGGGACGGCTGGCTCTAGCACAAAGCGCGCGAGCACCTGCCCATCCTGAACTATCTCGAACGGCGCATTGCGCAGAGTGAACGTCGGGATAACGTCCGGCTCACTCAGGGCGAGATATGATAGCCAGTCCCCTTCAAAAACGTTCAAATCAACGTTGCCCACGATCCCCGTCAAGCGCCCGCTCGACGTGTACTGCCAAAAGCGCCAATTAGACCACCCACGTGGCAGAACTGGCGCTTGCGTTCCGTAAGTCGCTACCCATAAATCGAACGCCGTCGCCCAACTCACATCCACGTCCGCACTGGCCGGATTCCACCACCAGGCCCCGGTATAGATCATCACCCGATAACCTGCTTCCTGAAGGGACGCCGCGACGACACGCGCGTGCTCCAACGTCCGCCGGTGCGCCGCCGTGTTCCCCGCCACCGGTGGCCGCTCGATATCCAATGCCACCGGCAGCCGGGGCCGCAACTGCGCCGCGCTCAACGCCTCCAACAGCGCCGCCGCCTGGCGCTCTGCCGCAATATCCTCGTGGGCGACGTGATACACCGACGCTTCGATGCCGGCGCTACGCGCGCCGGCTAGATTCTCGACGAAGCGATCATCCAGCGTCACACCTAGCATTGCGCGGATTAACACGAAATCCTGGCCCGTGATCTGCGACCAGTCAATCGCGCCCTGATACCGCGAAACGTCAAAGCCCTGTCTGCGCAAGGCTCTCCTTGATTTTCTGCGCCATCGCTGCCGGCTTCACTACCCCGCGATACCATCCCTGGCTACCAAGCCACGTCAGCACGACGCCACCGGCAATATACCAGTACACGGCAGTAGCTTCCCAGAACACCGGAGGCACATAAGTCAATAGCAGGCGCGCGGAAATCGCGGCCACTACCGAAACCACGATAATCAAACCGCGTTTGATCTCGTCAACCTGCACGTTGTACCACGGCCACTTCGCCAACAGCGAAGAAAACAGCGCACCGAGAATCACCCATCCCGTTGGCCCGGCCAGCATCTCCAAGAATGCCGGCAGCGTTGGCACATCCACGTCGCCACCCGCACCTGGGAAAACTGGTGTCTCCAATGGACTCACGCCAGGAATCACGTCACAGCCACTCACCAACACCAACAACAGAACCACTACCGCCGCAATCCATACTTTCGTCTTCATTGCTTCCCTCCACAAACTGCTAATTGATAACAAAAAGGGGCTACTACCATCCTCATGGTAATAGCCCCGGAATTCCTTCACTGACAGGCAAACTATATCATCCCTGATATACTATTCGTGATACATCACGAATCGAACATATTCAACTGCTCCGGCCCACCCTTCTTCCGCTTCCCCCAGACGGGCGCATCACTCTTTCCAGCCCGCCACAGTGCCTCGGCGCGTTCCCGGTAAGGATCGTCCACCTCGCCGAGATTCTCCAACTGGCAACCCACGTCCAGCCAGTCATCGAAGCCCCGTCCTAATGCCTTCCCCCGCCGCGTGTGCTTGTCCAGCGCGTAATCGGGAATTCCCCGCCGTCCGGCCATCTGCTCGTCCATCCACTGCTGCGTCACAACTCGCTGTAGATGGTCCGCCATCCGCGCCTTTGGCGACCGGCACATCAACAGCATCGCGTTCGCCAGGATCAACCGGCACGTCCCATCCTTCCCTTCGTCGCGAAACTCGAAGAACTGCGCCCGCAGCGCCGGGATCTGCACCAGCAGATCGGGATTGGCGATCCCGATGTCCTCGTTGCAGATCACAATCAGCCGCCGCCACAAATACGCCTCGAAGCGGGGAACCATCTCCAAACACCAGTAGAGCGCCTGCTCCTCGTTTCCGCGCCGGATGTCCTTCTGCAGCGCGCTGATGATCTCGTCCAGCGGATAGCTATTCTGTGTAAAAGGTCTGTAACTGCCGTTCATCGTATCCTCCTGTGTGTGAATTACCCTCACTCTCTCACAGGAGCACATCCCTTGTCAATCACGAAATCATCACGAGATTTTGCCTGCGGTTGACGTGGACCTTGAGCATCACCGTCCCTTTACCCTCGACGATCGTGAGCCACTTGCCCCACTTCTGCCGCAGATACGCCAACTCGCGCTGATTGCGTTCCGCGCTGCGCATCCCCGCATTGCCGCCCGTATTGTTAAAGCGCTGCTCGACGAAAGCAAAGCGCAGGTCGGCAAAGATGCAGCGATACTTCCGTTGCGCCTGCAAGCAGAAGTCAATGTCCGCCCGCAGCTTCAGTTGACTGTCGAAGCGCAGATCGCGCCCGATGATCCCCATCGCCCCGCCCACCCATCCGCTGAAAGCGAAAGGGTCTTGATTCTTGAACTTGCGCACGTCCCCGCCGTTCTGATTGAACCCGAACACCGGCGTTCCCAGAACGCGCGCACCCTGCTCCGCGTTCTCCACAATCTGCCGGATGGCGACCGGATCGCGGATCACCGCGCTCGCCGTCGCCCGGCCCGCCATCGCCTTCAACGCGCTGATGTCGTCGTCCACGATAAACACCGTCTCGTCCGGTACGTTGTCCAGAATCCAGTTCTTCAGCGGCGCGATCCCCGCGACCGTGGCCGGATGCGCCAGCAGCTCCGCGCCGAGGACGGCATAATCGGCGGCCTCTTCCTCGTGGACCACCACCAGCGCGCCCGGAAACATCCGCAGCACGTGCCTGCACGCCTCAACCCTCTTCCGCGATGGGATAACGACCCGCATTGGGATGTGCATCCTCTGGTGCAAACGGATTAGTCTCATGCCTTCCGCACGGTGGTAGAAATCCTTCGACAGCGTTCTCCCCGAGGCTGTCCGGTTCAAAAATCGCCAGATCGATGGCAAAACCACGTTGCCCTTTCATGGTTTTGATGCTGTTGACCTGCACTTCTCCATCCAGCACATCGCACAGATACTTTGTCACAGCCCGCCGCATATCTTCATGACTGAGGATTACTACACTAATCTCCAACTCTCTCCCCCCCGTCTACTGTCTGCCGTCTACCGTCTACTAGCGCCAGCACTTTCGCCCCGTCCAGCACCCGGCACAGCCCGATCTTGCGATGCTTCTCGCCCTTGCTGGACGTAAACGCAAACGCGCGCGGCTCGATGTCCAACACATCCACCGCGCGCGCCCAATCCCATGTATTCCGAAACATAAGCATCACGTAATCATAATGCTCGAAGGGCTGTACTTCCATCTCCGGAACCAGATCGGCCTCCGTCTCTTTCTCCGACCCCACCAGCGCGTCTTCCGGCAGCGACAGCGTGTCCAACTCCCCCTGGTGAAAGAACGCCGCCAAATCCAGCCCGGCATCCAGACCCTCCACGATCCGCTGCGCGTCCCACGCCAGATTCAACTCCCCCACGCGATTGTCGGCGAAGGCCAACTCGCGCGCTGCCGGATCCGCGTCCAGGTCCAGATCAACCCGCTGCGTCACCACCAGCGTGTCGCCGTCGCTCGGCACCACCACCAACTTCACGCCAGGGTTCAACTTCCCTAACGTCTCGGTAGTTTTGTTGCCGCCGATGACCCGCCCGCGCCGATCCACCACGATCCCCCGGCCCACGCCGAAGCGGATCACGCTCTCTTGCAACGTCCACATCCCCCGCTCCGTCCCCAGGTTCGCGTTATTGGCGTCGAGTTCCAGGTCGGCGAGGGATTGGATAAGCTTTACTTGTGATTCGTCTATTTCCGTCATTTTATCGCCCTAGAAGCAAAAAGGGGCCAGCGTTGAATAACGCTGGCCCCGGAATCTGTGTCACTGACAGACCATCAGACCATTGACTTGGAGGCTTTCCACCATCCTGACCGTGTAGGGGGGTTACGGCTTGGATTTCCTGGCGTCGGATTTGCACCGATCTTTTTGCTCGCTGCGCTGGTGAACCCTATAACCAACTACGCCCAATTTTTATCCCGTTTTCTCTTGGGAAAAAATCAAGAACTTATGTTCTAATTATACTCACATTGAAATGCGTGTCAAGAAATTACCGTTAAGTCAGATTAACCGCCATTATCAAGGCGTGTAA